TTACATCACCCTCACTTGGTGGCGGTACTATTGGTTCATCTGGCATATAATTATATATGTAAAAGTTACGGAGAAAGTGTTTCGTCTGTCATAATAATAAACTTCCATCCTTTATTTTCTGCATATTCTGTTGCCGCTTTCCATTTTGCAGAATTAATGCCCCAATTTTTTATTTCTGTAAGATATCTTCTTGTTTTTCTTTCTGGCCTCTTAGGTGCAGAACATTGCTTCTTTGGTTTGACTTCTATTAAAAGTGTTTCATTTATACCGTCTTTGTTTCTTAGTTTTACTATGAAATCTACAAAATATCTGTGCATTCTATTATCAATAGGAGATTTATATGGGACTATGACTTCTTCAGAACCCCATTCTAGTATTGCATCCGTTTTATCGCAATACAACATGAATCTTTTTTCTAATAAACTGCGATATATAATCTTAGTAGGATTTCCGATATATTTTTTCGGTTGTTTTGGTTTATATCTACCTTTGTATGCCATATATAAGTATGTATTACAGATAAAATAGGAGATTTGTATGGCAAGTGCAAGAGATTCATTAAAACCTTTATTTGGTGATGGAGTTTACCCCGAAGATACTATATTTAACAAATTAGATTTGGTTAGCCAGTTTGATTCTGAAGTGGGAATGAAACCTATTAATAATTTAGAGTATCCACTTAATGTTGGGACTGATGAGATAAATCATTTTGTTGTATTTAATGTTTTTTCTGATGCGGAAGCGCGGATGATGTCGGCGGAAGAACAACAACTTCAGAACGCGCAAAGTATGGTTAATAATTTCAAGTCCGTGGGGGCCGCGACCGGCGTTGTTGTAGCGGGAGGTACGAAAGTAGTACCCAAACTATATGGCAGGTACGCGACAAAACTTCCTTTGGGCGGTAGAACAAAGGCAATAACAACTACGGTTGGATTGCTTGGTGGCTTTCAACTTGGTCGATGGATAGGTGAAGGGTTAGGCAAACTGTGGACAAAAACTGATGAGGCCATGGATAAGGCCCTCCTGACAGAAGAAGAATGGAAACAAAAAATGATTGACTTTGATGATGATTCCCAATTTGGGGGAAAACTGGATGCGGAACAAGGCAGATTTACAAGATTTGGCAAAGCAATGATTAGGAATCAAGATACCATTGCTTTATACATGCCACAAAAAATTCAATCATTGGGTGTATTAGAATATGAACAACAAGATTTATCTGTAGCGAGAAATATAATTTCAAATAAATCGGGGTTTATCAAGAAACTAGGCATTACGAAAATTGCTCAGGGGATTGATACTCTTGCAGGTGTAATCGGTCAAAATACAAATATTACTGGGGCGATTACTGCTTCTATGAGGATGGCAGAGAATCCAAGAAAACAATTAAATTTTCGTGAACCAGTTTCAAGAAAGTTTGAATTAAACTTTAACCTTTCTCCAAGAAACGAAATGGAAAGTGTTAGAGCATATCAAATAATTCAAGCATTTAAAAAACATGCATATCCTAAATTAAATAGAACATGGGGTAAGGGTACTTTTTATAATTTTCCTGCTGAGTTTCAAATTGAATATTATACAATGCAAAATGGAGAACCAGTTGAAAATGATTGGTTAAACAAGATTGGAAGATGTGCATTGAGAGAAGTTAATGTCGATTATGCGGCAGGAGGTGCTTTTTCAACATTTGAAAATGGCGCTCCCACCCATATGAACTTATCACTAACATTTGAAGAAATGAGATTGATTGATTCTGAACTAGTAGAAGAACAAGGATATTAATATGTACTTTAGAAATTTTCCTAGAATTTTATTAGATACAGGTACTGGTGCAACTGCCGGAACTAGAATCGCAGTAGATATTCTTAAAAGGGTGGGGTTCAGTTCTTCTGGTATTACAGGTTCTGAATATTTTAGAAACTACACTATAAAAGAATCCGATACTCCAGAATCTATTGCCGACCAGTTATATGGTTCTAGTGAATACCATTGGGTGTTGTTAATGTTTAATGATATATTAAATCCCCTCTTTGAATGGCCTTTAACTAGAAGTAAATTTACGAAAACTTTAGAAAAAAAATACCAAGGAGTTTCACTTTTTGTTGACGGTGTGTCTGGTACTTTTAATAGAAATGACACAGCGGTAATGACTTCTTTATCTGGCGGTGTTGATGGAACGACTGGGTTTTCAAGTTTGATTTCTGAATATGACCCAACATTACATAAAATAGTAGTCACAGATATTGATGTAGGTAATAATTTTACAAAGGGTGATGAAATACAATCATTTAATTCGTCTGGTGGAACAGCGTGGAGTAATCATATTGGTTCTGCAACAATAAAAAGAATTGTAACAGATTCTAAAGAAGCGATGCATCATTTTGAAACAAGTGGTTCAGTAACTGCTGGATATGATGACTTTGGCGGAGGAACAGGAACTTCTGTCGTTTGGTTAGACCCATTATCAAAATATGACGGAACAACCCAATTATCTTTAGGTTCTGGTGGTGTAACTTATGGAAACACTTTGTTATATGGATATATTTTTAATGATTCTTCTTCTTATGTTAAAACTAATTATCAATACGAAGATAAAATAAACGAAGATAGAAGAACCATATCTGTATTAGACCCTCAACATTTACCAGAAGTAATAGGTTCATTTAAACAGTTGATTAAACAATGACAACAGAACAACGCGAAATTAAAAGAACAGGAGATTTAAGTTCCATTCTTAGAAGTGATGATGTCGACCTTGTTGATATTAGAATCCAATCAATAGATGGTATGGATATCAGTATAATAAAACATTATCAAAATATTGATATAAAAGAACATTTATTTTCTAATAATATTATGGGTCGAGTTTCTATGCTCGATGCAGGCAATTTAACTTCTGAACTTCCTTTAACTGGTCAAGAGTTTGTAACTTTTGTTTTTGGTACTCCCGGATTACCTCAATTAAAAAAGACATTTTTGATTGATAAACTTTCTCCTAAATTAAATGTGGGAAATGAAAAAACGCAGACATACGATTTACATTTTATATCACCGTGCTTTTTGTTTAGTAGTATTAGTAAAATTAGCGAGGCGTATAACGGAAGAATATCAGACACAGTTGAAAATATATTTAGAAATTATATAACAGGCAATGAAACTACATCTTTTGTTGGGGATGATGTTCCAAAAATAAAAGTCGAACCAACACTCGGAACTCATAATTTTATAATTCCAAATTGGCATCCAAATCCAACAATTAATTGGTTGGCAAATCAAGCAGTTTCTGAAATGTATCCAGACCGGGCGAATTATATTTTTTATGAAGACTTGGATGGGTTTCATTTTGTGTCTTTAACTTCATTAATACACGGACCAATAAGAGAATCTTATAAATCTGCCGTTGCTAATGAAAAAGATAAACTACAAGAAGATTATAGCGAAGAACATAGAAATATAAAATCAGAAATAATTCCTAAAGGATATGAAAGAATAAAAGATATAAAGAATGGAATGTATTCTTCTTCAATATTAACTCATGATATTGTAACGAAGGAGTTTAATTCTTCTGTTTATAGGTATTCAGACAATTTTGATTCTACAAAAGCATTAAATGAGTTTCCTCTTATGCCTACTTCTTCTAATCATTTTGCAAAAAAACAAGATTCTAAACAATATTTTTGTCCAAAACATTTGGGTTCTTATGGTGGGGTAACTACCAACGAGGAAGGTGTTGATATTCTGGAACACCCAGATAATTTTAAACAAGAATTTCATATGCAATCACACAAATCTTTATTAAACCAAATGCAAAATTACACTATAGGATTTAGTGTTAGTGGTGATTCCAATAGAAGAGTGGGAGATAAAGTTGAAGTGATAGTGCCTTCTGGGAAAACAGAATCTGAAGGTGTACATGAAATAGATTATATGCTTTCTGGAAATTATCTTATAACAAAAATTAACCACAATATAACAAGAAACGGTCATATTATGAAACTAGAGTTATCTAAAGATTCTCACATTCAAAGGATGCCGGATTATATAGAATATGATGAAGGACAATTATAATGAAAAATTATATGGGCAAAGATGGTTTTATATGGTTTCAGGGTGTGGTCGAAGATAGAGATGACCCTCTTAAACTTGGAAGATGTAGAGTTAGATGTTTAGGTTTTCATACAGACGATAAAACAAAAATACAAACAAAAGATTTACCTTGGGCTTATCCAATACAACCTATAACTTGTGCATCAATTAACGGTATAGGACAAACTCCATTAGGACCTGTAGAGGGAACATGGGTTGTTGGATTTTTTAGAGATGGTGGTAATATGCAACAGCCGGTTTTCTTTGGAACATTGGGTGGTATTCCGCAAACACCACCAGACACGACTAAAGGATTTAATGACCCAAGCGGTACATATCCAAAAGAAGAATTTATTAAAGAACAAGACACGAACAGGTTAGCCCGTGGAATCACTATGGGTACTGTTGTTGAAAAGAAAATATTAGATGCTGGAACAGGCGGAAGACCAACAGCAAACGAAAAGAACGACCATGGTTGGGTTGAACCACATACACAATTTAACTCTCAGTACCCATACAATCATGTGTATGAGTCGGAGAGTGGACACATTCAAGAATTCGATGATACACCCAACGCAGAACGAATTCATACTTATCACAAGAAGGGGACATTTGAAGAGATTTACCCAGACGGAAGTAAAGTAACAAAAGTAGTTGATGATGATTATGAATTAGTATACGGAAAGAAGTTTGTTCATATTTCTGGCAATGCCAATGTTCTTGTTGGTGATGATACCGCTGATGGTAATTTAACACTTTATGTTAAGGGAAATGTTGATATGCAAGTGGATGGTAATGTAACAGAAACTGTAAATGGTGGTGATGTTATACAGACGGTAAAGGGGGGTGGGGTGTTTATAAAAACAGATGCGCCGAGTGATGAACAAGGAAATGCAGGGGCAGTTCATGTGGACGCGTCAGGAAGTGTGAGCCTCTTTAGTAAGGGGGCTATGAATTTATCAAGCAAAAAATCAATACGGTTGAAAGCACCAACTATTCATTTGAATTAGGAGAAAGAAATGGCAGGAGTTTCAAGAGTATATCAAGATACAGCAGGCGGCACCATACTTTCTGGTGCTGGAAATGTTTATGTTAACGGAATGCCCGTTGCATTATTATATTCCCCAGTCGCAGGACACGGAAAAAAGAAACATGCAGGACCGCAGATGGTAAAAAGTTCAAATACAGTCATAGTAAATGGCAGAGGTGTAGTTCGGCAAAATGATACAGCGAGTTGTGGGCATTCTGCAACTGGTTCAGGAAATGTTTACGCAGGAGATTAATTATGGGATACTTTCCAACAACTGGATGTGAGATTTCATCTACAGAATATTCGACACAAGAAAAAGATATTATAAATCAAATATTAAATGGAAATGCTTTCAGTAATCCACTTTCTGAAGCAATGGGTGGAGTAAATACGGCAATTTCTGGTGTGCAATCTATACTCAATTCTGTTGAATTTCCAGATGTGTTCAGTGAATTGTCTGGCGCAATAAGTGGATTGTCTGGACAAGTTGGTGCATACAAAACACATTCCGACAGAATTTCTGGTGTAAGTTTAAATAGTTTAGGTCCTAATGATGAACCGGGACTTTTGGGTTTATATGGAATAGCATCGGCATTCAATTCTGCTAAAGAATCTATGGTTGGAGGAGTTGTAGATAATTTCAGTACAGTATTCGACAGTATTTTAGGACCTGCTGATTCTGCAATTAAAAATGTAACCGATTCGATTAATAATAAAATAACTGATTTCATTGTGGATAATATAGGTGTTACTTCTGGTAGTTACCCTGTTGGATTTCAAACTAAATTGGCAGAACTTACTTCCGAAATTTCTGGCGCAAGTTCAGGTCTTGGTACACTAATAAGTACCGACAACGCAAACTACAGTACTGCATCTAATTATGTTAAAAAGTTTGCTTTAGGAAATGTGATATTAGGAAGTCAAAGTGACCCTTGTTTTGGAGGTCATCTTATGAAAAATGTGGTTTGTAATTCTAGTATACAACAAAAGTTAGATGAGTTGCCAGAACCAGAACAGGTGTTTGATATAATTCCAACGGTAGTTGATAACACAACAGTAACACCACTAGAATAATATACATAATATAACTAACTAGGAGCATGATTTGGATATAGAAAATTGGAACGATTGGGTAAAAGTTGGCGTATCGCTGGGAGCAATTCTTGCGGGGCTTTCCACATATTTCCTTGCCAAATGGAGAAAGAAAATAAAGAAGAAAAGAAATATAGTTTCTTTATTAGATTTCCCTAAAGGGTTTTGGGATGTACATACAAAAATACAAGAAACTTTAACAGAATTGAGATTGATGATAGATTCTGCCAGAACACAATTGATTCAATTTCATAATAGTGGTCATTTTCTGGATGGAATTTCCATGAAGAAATTTTCCTTAACACACGAATCCGTACAACGAAGTATTGTTCCTGGTGGAGAAAAAACTCAAGATTTAATTATGAGTATGTTTTTGCCTCTTTTATCTTTGGTTAAAGAAGACGATGCAAAAATTTATATAGTTTCTGAATTAGAAGATTCATATGGAAAGAACTTTTTAGAAAGTAATAATATTTTTGCTTTTTCTATTTTACCTATTAGAACTGGAGGTATAGTTAGTGGATTTGTAATGGCCCAGTGGTGTAGTTTGAGTAAAATTGATGAAATAGAGGCAGAAATTACAGATGATTGGATGCACAGAAGCAGAAATTTATTAGAAGTGGAATTACAAGAGCAAAAAAACAAAATAGAGTTATAAATATAATAGAGGCATTACATGGCAACAGAAGCAAATTTTAATCGATATAAAGACTTAGACTTAGATTTTATAGCACATCCAGTGAGTGGAGATGTGGTACAAAAAATAGGTATGGATGCTATTAAAAAATCTGTTAGGAATTTAATTTATACAAAAAAATATGAAAAACCTTTCCAGCCCCATATTCATTCAAAAATTAGAAATCTTTTGTTTGAACCTGCGACTCCCCTTATAAAAATAAAATTAAAAAAATCAATAGAAGAAGTCCTTATACAACATGAACCCAGAATCAAACTTGTAGAGGTTTCTGTGGTTTCATCACCAGACGCCAACCTTTATAATATTACCATTTCATATAGGGTAATAAATGTTCCCGAATTACAAAAATTTTCTACTAAACTCAAGAGGCTACGATAATGTCAGACAATAAGATTGAAATCAACGAATTAGATTTTCTAACAATAAAAAACAACTTAAAAACATATTTAAGTGGAAGAAGTGAATTTTCTGATTTTAATTTTGAAGGTTCTGGCATCTCTGTACTTTTGGACCTTCTCGCATACACAACTCACTACCTTGGATTTTATAATAACATGGTGGCAAATGAGATGTTTTTGGACAGTGCAATAAAAAGAACTTCCGTTATATCTCATGCCAAGGCATTAGGATATACACCTGCATCTGTAACATCTTCAAGTGCGGCAGTAGATATCACTATAACAAATGATGATGCTAATACTACAATTCTTACTAAAAGAACTAAATTCACTACAAGCAAAGACGGAACAACATATACCTTTTATAATCCAGATGCGGCAACATTTGAAGTTTTAAACGATACACAAAAAATTGCAAGGAATGTAGTACTTAAAGAAGGAACATATAGAACTTATAGTCATGTTGTTGATAATTCTACCGATGCTCAAAGATTTATTATTCCAGAGATAAACATGGACACCAGTACATTAAATGTATATGTTCAAGCATCTACAACAGATTCAACAGGATATAGTGATACTTGGTCTAGGGTTACTGATATTACATCACTGACCTCTACAACAAAAGGGTATTGGATTCAAGAAATAGAAAATGGACAGTATGAAGTTCTTTTCGGCGATAACATTCTAAGTAAGAAACCAGATTCTGGAAATGTTATAATATTAGAATATTTGGTTTGTTCTGGAAGAGATGCAAATGATGTTGGTGCCGTTGAAACGGTAGGCAGCAGAGTATTTTCTTCTAGTGCGATTAGTGATACTCCAGTAGATATAGCAGTTGTTTCGTCTTCTTCTGGCGGGTCTTCTAAAGAATCTATAGACTCTATTAAATGGAATGCTCCTAGGTCTTTTCAATCACAAAATAGGTCGGTTACTTCAAACGATTATAAATCATACATCACACAAAACTTCTCAAAAGCAAGTGATGTGTTCGTGTGGGGTGGTGAAGATAATGACCCACCTGAATATGGAAAAGTTTTTGCATCGGTCAATCCAACAAGTGGCACATCTTTAAGTACGAATGATAAACTCAGTTTACAAAATTTATTAAAAAGTCAAAATGTTGTTAGTATAATTCCAGAGATTGTAGACCCAAATTATTTATATGTTCTTGTTAAAAGTAATGTAAATTATGATGCTGATGCGACAACAAAAAGTTCAACCGATATAGAATTATTAGTAAAAGTTCAAATTATTGCATGGACTCTTGCTAGTCTAGAACAATTTAGTAGAAATATGAGATATTCAAAATTTTGTAAATTTTTAGATGAAGCAGACGATTCTATACTAGGAAATGAAACCACATTGACAATACAAAAACATGTTGAACTGACTCTTAATCAGATAAGGTCATATACAATCAAATTTGAAAATCCTATTTACCATCCACACGAAGGACACGAAGCAGTTATTTCTTCTAGTACATTTGGGTTCACTAAAACAGATGGTACGGTAGTTGATGCTTATATCAACGATGATGGAAATGGAATAATAAGATTATTTGAAGTTATAGATGGAGAAAATTCTTATATTTCCGAAAACATAGGAACAATAGATTATTCAAAAGGAATAGTTTCAATTAAAGATTTGCTTCCAGTGTCTGTTGGAGGAAACATTTTAAAGATTAATACAATACCTGCCAATAAAGATATTTTATCTGAAAGAAATGTAATATTAAAAATTGATACAGGTTCTTCTGATTCTATAGATGTAACTGTAAATGCATACGACCCATATTCTTCTTCTACCGCGGCCTCTTCAATTCCGGGTGTAGGATATTAATAAATGCCAGACCCTAATCTAATTACAGGAAAAACGGGAAGCAGTAATGATAAGATTTCAAGTCTTATTTCAGAAATTATTCCTGGATATGTAAAAAATAATCATCAAGGGTTTGTTGATTTTGTAGAAGCATATTATGAGTGGATGGAATTTGCAGAGAACCCAGCAGGTGTTTCTATGACACTCATGGATACTTTAGATGTGGACCGAACACTTGATTCGTTTGTAAAATATTTTCAAAAAACATACATCGCCGATTTTCCGCAAATCTTTGCCATAAATTCTTCTGGCGAATCATTAGACACGACAACATTGCTGAAAAATATTTCTGATTTCTATGGTTCAAAGGGAACAGAAAAAGCAATTAAATTACTACTCAGAGTTTTACACGATAGTGATGCAGAGTTTTACTATCCGGGACAAGATATTCTTAGAGTATCCGATGGAAAATGGATAGAAAATAAATCCATTAAGACAACATCTGATAATGGAATGTCAAACTTTGAAATAGCCGGAAGTAAAGTATACCAATATGATAAATTTGGAATAGGCGAATTATCTGCTAGTGCAGATGTAGAATCTGTCATTCAATATAATGTTAATCAATATCCTGTTACTGAATTATTTTTAAAAAATATATTCGGAACATTCACCCAAGGTTCGGAAATACAAGGAACTATTGATAATGGTACGACCATTAGAGAAACAATATATACAATACCATCTGTAATTAATATTAATGTTGCTGGTTCTGGATATAAGAGAGATGATTTAGTAGAAATAAATGAAGTTAGTTTGGAATATTTGTCTGGTAAAGGCGCTGTTGCAAAAGTTGCTCAAGTAGGACCAGAAGGGAATATTATAAAAATAGATATACAAGATTTTGGTGCAAACTATAGAAGTACTGGAGAAACTCTTCCAGTTATTTTTAGAAGCACATCTGGAGATGGAAGTGCAGATGCAACTGTTGCTTTAGATGCTCTTTGTGTTTATCCAGGTTATTGGTCTAATAATGATGGTAAATTGAGTTCTAATAAATTTGCGAGGGATAATAATTATTATCAAGAACATTCTTATGTTTTAAAGTCTGAAGTGGCACTAGACACATATAGAAAACAAGCAAAGAAATTGATACACCCAGCAGGAACTAAAATGTTTGGTAATATTTCTTTATTTAATAGTGCCACTATTACATCACCATATTTTACAAAACTTGTCGGAGAAGAAACTCCTGTCATAGGCCACTACCTGCCATATAATTTAAATTCTGTAGACAACCTTCGTGGCAGTACAGCGACTGGGTCTGAGATTGATTTATATCCAACAGGATTTAAGCCAACTGCTACAGGAACAGGACATTGTTTAGGAACTACTGGTGGAAGAATAGAAATTCTTGGAACTGGTGGTGGAGCATTCACACTTGGTTCGTTTAGAACTAGTGAAAGTATGAGTGGTGCGAGTTCTGGATTTACTGCGGATATATTTGGTTGGTCTAGAAAAAGTGCTACAGGTGGAGTTTTATTTCTCAAAGCAAATGATGGTGCATCTCTTGGTTTTACTATTGGAGAAGAGATTGTTGCTACAGGAGGGATAACAGGAACTATTGTAAACATTCAAGTTGGTAATGGAACTGTTTTAGATACATTGGGGATAACACATCTTGGATTATTTGAAGGTCCTAGTGGTGGAGCAACTGCTTTTGGATATACATATTGGGGAGTTAACGAATCTTTTCAGAAAAGATTCCCTACCGATTTTCCTAGAGAAATTTTTGTAAATACATTTACTCAAATTACAGGAGGACCTGAGGGACAGGTATCAGGATATACAGTAGGATATGATTATACGATTGGAAATGTTGTTCAGCAAACTATTGGAGATGGTGTTTCAGCGCAAGGGATAGTGAAAGATTGGATTCCTGGAGCATCGGGAGCAACAATGAACACATTGAAAGTTTATGTGACTAGTGATGAGAGATTTGGCACAGGAGATGTGGTTGAAATTGATAACCATACAGGAAACACTTCTATAGTATACACCTTTATTACTGGTGGAGTTGGTAATGTTGGCACAGACAATGCGGGGGAAACAATTTCCCAACCAGTAAAGATGCTAGGACTTGACAGAGTTGTGAGATTACCTGCATGGTGGGAGTACCATAGTGGAGATACAGAGACCGGTGTTTGTGGTGGATTCACCTAATAGGAGATAGAAATGGCATCTGATGCATTAAGAAAAGAATTACAAACTACATTTGCTAAAGACCTCTATGAGAACTTTAGTAATGATTCTGATGACCAGTATTTTTTAGTACTTGGTAAAGTCGATTCGTGGGGCATAACCGTTGGATATGACGAATCAGGCGGATATGGTACTACTGGTGATGCATACCCCGCGGTCAATGTTGATAGCGTAGAACGAGGATTCCAAGCATGGAGAGATGGAATCGGCGCAAAAAGAATATCTTCTAGAAACATATATCATATGATTAGAAGATATAATTGGACTTATGATGATGTATATGATGAATATAATCATACCGAAAATCTTTTTGCCAGTACTCCAAAACAACACTTCATATACACAATTAACGGAAATGTTTATAAATGCATGAGCAATAATGATGGGGCGTTATCGAAATATGAACCCACTCATACAATATCACAAACAGTAACACTTCAGGACGGATATAAATGGAAATTCGTATATAAAGTTCCAGAAGATTCCAGAGAATTCATTACAACTGATTATGTTCCAATTCAATATGTTGTAGATGATAATGTCGATGCTACAAAAAATCAATGGGATGCTCAACAGGCATCTGTCAATGGTGCTATAGAACATATAGATTATACTGATGTTTCATCAATCCTATCTAACGCAATGTGGGAAAGGTCCACAGACCCATTAGACTTACCAGTGTTGCAAGCAAACTCTGCCGCCGGTGCTACCGCAGTATTCATAGCATCGACCGATAGTGATGACGATGATTATTATAATGGATATGCTATTTACTTTTCTGCTAACGCGGGAGTCGGACAAAGAAGAATTATAACAGACTATGACGGTGGGGACAGAATGGTATATTTCGATGTTCCTCTGTTAGAAAATGTTGAAGCAACTCAGGGACCCACTGAAGGCACAAGATATAGAATTATGCCTGATATTGTATTTGACGGTGATGGTGTGAGTGCAGAAGCAATTGCTACTATAGATTCAAATAAACAAATTACTGGTGTGAGTTTAATAAATAATGGCAAAGACTATACCGTATGTGTACCAAGAATATTGCCATTAGGTGTGAGTGGTGGAACAGTTGGAGAAACTCTTATTAGTGGGAAAACTTTAGCAGGTCCTACATTAAGTCCAATAATTTCTCCACCCGGCGGTCATTCTAAAAATGCTTTGGATGATTTACATAGTGATAAAATTATGATTAGAGCCACAGTAAAAGGTGATGATTCTAATTTTATAGTTGCTCAAGATTTCCGTCAAGTTTCACTTTTGAAAAATCCAAAAATTAATGGTGGAACTTATGATGGGTGGACAGCAGGATATGAGATTGTAAAAAGAAAACAAATGACTGTTGTAGAACCATATTTCGCCGTCACAGGATTTAACGACCAAACATTTTTGTCTACAACAGGTGCAACTGGGGATAGTATTATTGGAGAACGGTCATGTGCTACTGCAAAAATTCAAAACTGGACATGGGAAGGTACTCAAGGAATATTAGAACTTTCTGGTGTACAAGGAAGATTTGAATTAGACGACCCGGCATCTTCTCATGCAAGGATTGTTTTTGGTTCGGATGAATCAGGGAGTACTGGTGCATTTCAAATCAGCAGAACAGTAAAACAACACAACGGATTAGAAGGAGCAAGTGGTGCAACTGCTGTTGGAACTGTGGTTGATTGGAGTGGACCTATAAACGGACCTTATGAATTGATTGTAGATGTTACTAGCGGTTTATTCTTATCTACTGGAACAACTGTTGAGGAATATTACACAGGAAATTCTTCTGGATTTACAACGGGTCTTGCTTGGCCAGGTCCGTTCGATGTAGTTGAAAGGCGTATGGGGGAACTTCTTAAACACTTTAGTTCTACACAAGGTATAACCTTTGAATTCACCACACAAGGAGGATTCCAAGAACTTGCAAGAGCAAATAAATTAAGAGATGTTCAAGATGAAGAAACATTAGAAAAATCGTACAGATTAACACACAAATATATACTTGAAGACGCGGGCACTGCTTTTACTGATTCTTCATATAGTGCCGATAGTTTATTCTATCAAAAAGATTCTGTAACAGGAATTATAAGAACTGGAAAAATTGTAAAATGGCAAAAGAGTTCTGGTGGTACTGGTGAATTATATTTGAATGAAGTTAGAGGAAATTTTGCAACTGGTGGTTTTCACAGTTCAACTGGTGGTTCTATAGCGAATCATACTATTGAGTCTATAGATAATCCAGATTTACAAATAGGGTCAGGACAAGTATTATACATACAGAATATAAAGAGTATTAATAGAAATTACGAACAAGATGAAGAAGTTAAAATTATGCTTGGATTTGACGAATGCAGTTAAAGTATAATATCAGGAGTTTAATATAAATGGTATATGACGCAACATTATTTAATACAGAACCTTATTATGATGATTTCAACGAAGATAAGAAATTTCTTCGTATGTTGTTTCGTCCTGGATATGCTATTCAAGCGAGAGAACTCACTCAACTTCAAACTGTAGTTCAAAACCAAATGAAGAATTTTGGTGACCATATGTTTAATGATGGTTCTAGAATTCTTGGCGGTGAAATTAGTAATCAAGATACTACTTTTATAAGAATTAATAAAGCCGATTATACAGGTGCAACCGTAGATGTTGCAAATTTTTTAGGTGTAGATGTAAGTACCAATACCAATGGTGATTTTAGAAAAGCAAGAGTTATACATGGTATAAGTGCAGACACCACTACAGACGACAACTATTATGTTCTTTGTCTACAATATTTGAATGGTGGTTCTGGTGGCGTTTATGGCTCACAGTTTACCGAAGGTGAAAACATAAGCGGTGTCTGCGGAAGTAACACATATAAAGCGACCATTGCAATATCTGATGGTCAAGCATCGACTGATGCTACTGTTGTTAGTGGTGTAACAGGCACATCAAAAGTGACAACCGTTCAAAATGGTGTATATTTTTATGATGGATATTTTATAAAGACGGATTCTCAATCTATATCTCCATACGGAACTACAGGTGCATCTTCAACTATTAGAGATTTCTTAGACCCAACGAGTAGAGTAGGATTTTCTGCTGATAAACAAATTATTAATTATACTGACGATTATACATTAAGAGACCCTGCTTCTGGTTCTTATAATTATAATGCTCCTGGTGCCGATAGATTTAAAATTAATTTAAATTTGGCCTTCAAGAATTTCGTGAACAGTGCAACTGCCGGTTCTGGTGAATTCTCTGATAAAAACTTTGTGGAATTGGTTAGATTTATCAACGGTAATACCACAATCAAAAAGAATTATACATCATATTCAGAAATTGAAAAAACCCTTGCAAGAAGAACATACGATGAATCTGGTTCTTATACAGTAAGACCTTTTGAAATTGATTTACGAGAATCACTTTCTACTTTGGGTGGACCTTACACCGAAGCAGAGGGTGGCGGTTCTACTTTGGCGGCCTGTGGTTTACAGTCTGGTAAAGCATATGTGTTTGGATATGAATTTGAAACTTTGGGTACTCAATATGTTCTTGTAGACAAAGCAAGAGATTATGAAACGGTTACATCTCAACCAACAAATAATGTAAAATTTGGACAGTATGTAAAAGTTAGAAGTGGTATTCCTACTGAAGCAGGCGCGGCCACGGCCGGTGCATTAACTGGTGGGTTTGACATTGTAACCAACCATCCAAAAATATTACTTCAAGGAACTGGCGGAACAGGAACTGCAAGAGTAAGAACAATAACTCCAAACAACGATGTAAGTGGATTAACTTCAGACGCGCAATCATATAAAATGTATTTGTTTGATATTAATCTGGGAGGCATCACATCATTTGGTCATATTAATTCGTTTGGTGGTACTACTGCTCTTGGAGCAGGTTCTATGACAGCAGGTTTTGTTGCCGCATCTGGCGGAACAGGAAGTCCTGGCGGAATCACCGGCGGAATTGTTTTAAATGAACCAAACTATAATACAGCAATATTTAAAGTTCCAGTAGGAAATGCAATTAAAAGTGTGGATGACCTTACTTATAGAATTAATAAAGGATTTACTTTCACTCAAAGTTCTGCCAGCACGGTTAAAGATATTCCTTCAGGAGATGATAAAATATCATTCGCAGGTCCCTATAGTTCAAATGAAGAAACTGCAATACAAAACGGAGAAAAACAAGAATTTTATCTATTAATCGCAGGTAGTGTAGCAGGTACAAAGGGTGTAACCGGCGAGAGAATGGATACTAATCAAATTCAATTCCTTCTTGGTTCTGACGGTGCAAAGACATTAAAACTTGGACATACAACAGATGCTGCCAAACAACTTCCTGTGGGTGATTATACATTAATTGCTTGTATGGATGTTGCCGCTGGTCCTCTAACTAGAAAGAAAACATTCGTAGAAGGAATTGCCACCGGCGAAACAGGTTGTACCACTGCCCATATTCACGATGCTTCTACCTCTGGTCTTTCTGGTTCAACAGGCTCATATTACCTCAAACTAGACCATCACGATATTTACGATGTTCTTTCTGTTACTGATAATAGTTCAGACCAAATTGTAAAAACTAGATATGGACTTACAGGAAGTGATTGTAAAGAAATATTCTTATTGGATAATGGTCAAAAAGATAACTACTATGATTTTGGTAGATTATATCTAAACCCATCACTAGGAACAGGTGGTGGTGTTATTACTGGAGATGTTAATTTAACTGTAAACTATAGTAGATTCGACCACAGTGCTGGTCTTGGACCATTCATAGCAGATTCTTATACCCATAACAATTCTGGATTTACTTACGACAACATTCCAATATATACAAGTCCAAAAACTGGTAAAAGTTTCTCATTAAGAAACTGTATAGATTTCCGTGCTACTATGGAAACTGGAGATAGGATAAACCCATTAGGATTATCTCCAAGAAACAACCAAGACTTTAGAACAACATTTAAACATTACCTCTCTAGAATAGACAAGATTGTTTTAACAAAAGAAAGAGAGTTTGATGTTATTAGAGGTATTCCTTCTACCAATCCTCAAACACCTCCAGACCGTGAAGATGCAATGACATTGTATGTTTTGACTATTCCTGCATATACATTTAATATCAACGACATAACAAGTAAATATATTGAAAACAAAAGATATACTATGCGTGATATTGGTGCGATTGAAAAGAGAGTAGAAAATCTAGAATATTATACAAGTCTATCATTACTGGAACAACAAACAGAAGCAAGGTCAATTACTGATGCAAATGGAAATGATATTTTCAAAAATGGTATTTTAGTAGACCCATTCCGAGGACATGCTATAGGAGATGTTTTAAATCCAGATTATAGATGTTCTATAGATTCTGAAAATGGTCATCTTCGACCTCCGTTTTTAAGCAAGTCGATTTCTATGTCGGAAAAATCTGGAACAAATAATGGTGGCATAACATTTTCTTCTGACGGTGTTGCGACACTAGACTATTCGATATACAATCAATTTGTTTGGCAACCTCTAGCAAGTGGAACGGTACAGGTAAATCCCTTTAATGTTCCAAACTGGATGGGACACATACAAATTAACGACCCATTTGGTGGTTGGTATAACCAGACCGGTGAACCCCTTGTAAAAATTAATACACAAGGAGAAAACGATAGATGGAAAATCAACAACGAAACTCAAGGATATGGATATGGTACTCAATGGAATGATTGGGAATCTATTTGGTCTGGAAGAACTATAACATTAAGTGATATTTATGGAAATCGAGGTAAAGATTTCCTAAATGAATTTAGTACAGGTTCTACAGGAAGTGTAACTGATAATAGATTTAAAGTTGCGGATTCTGCCGAAATTCGTTCCACCGAAACTATTAAAAATAATGAAGGTAGAATTGGCATTCGTGTAAGGAAATTGCCAGAACGACTTGAAAAACTTATAAATGATAAGTTGGTAGATGTTAGTGTAGTTCCTTTCATAGAAGCAAAAACAATTACACTGAGTGCTTATGGGATGAAACCAAACACAAGAGTATACCCACACTTTGATGGTGGAAATGTTTCAGCATATTGTGGTCCTACTGGCGGCGGAGCATCGGGAGGGGAAATCTACACAGATAGTCAAGGTAGAGTGTCGGATATGTTCTTCTCAATTCCTGCAACAACATACCGTACAGGAGAAAAACTACTCAGATTAACTGACAGTGCAACTGATACACTCACCACCACAACAACTGCCGCTGATGCAATTTATTATGGACTTGGAAATGTACAACAAAGAGATGGTGATTTAATATCTACCAGACCTATTGTAAGTAAAAGACAAGTTGTTAATGATAATGCGATTGTTAAAGATGCTTTCGACCGTGAACAATATATTAATACTAGTGGTAACAATTTATGGATTGACCCACTATCTCAATCATTTACACAAAACAGAAATGATTATCGGGGTGGTGTGTTTATGCACAGTGTTGATTTGTTTTTCCAAAATATAGATTCCACTGTTCCAATCACATTAGAAATTCGACCAACTATTGGCGGGTATCCACATCTTTCAAAAGTACTACCTTTCTCAAGTGTTACTCTAGTACCAGATGAGAGTGAAGTAGTGAGTGACTATCCAAGGGAAGACCAATATACAAGATTTACATTTAGCAGTCCAGTTCATATTACTCCCGGCGAATATTCAATGTGTTTGAAAACAACTAGTGATTCTTATAAACTATTTTCTGCACAGGTGGGAGAAACACAACTAGATTCTGGGTCTTTAATTTCAGAACAGCCATATTCTGGAACATTGTTCACACCTCAAAATACTGGTCTTTCTGTAGCAAATACTAATAAGAGTTTGAAGTTCAGAATTAATGTATGTGAATTCATTGCAGGTCCAGGAACTACTTCGTTTGAAATTGGTTCTGACGATTTTGAATCACAAACTGTTGATGTTTTAAAAATTAATTCTGGAGAACTTTCACCGAGAAATGCTTCAGTTTTATATGATTTTGATTTGGGAAATATATCCGATGTGAATACTATTGCAAATGAAAATATTTACTTAGAAAACTCACAAACATTATCAGCAAGCACAGATTTTAAATTGGACGCTTCTATGTCTACAACAGATTCGTTTGTATCTCCCGTAATTGATACAAAAAGATTTGATTTAATAACTGTAAACAATTTAGTAAATACCAGTACAGACACAAGCACTAACGGAGAATTAGATGCCAATGCACATTCATCTGATGCCAGTCTTTATGGTGGTGGAGATGCAGTACCTCCAGGAAATGAAGTTTTAAGTGTTGGTGCTGAAGGAAGGTATATTACTAGACGAGTTACACTTGCAGATGGTTTTGAATCTAATAACTTTAAAGTTCTGATGAGTGTTAATAAGCCTGCTGAAGCAACAGTTCAGGTATTTATCAAACCTCTTGGAGATGAAGATGAAACACCATTTGAAGAAATAGGTTATACAAAGATGACATCTGCAACTATTCCAGATGCGAGTAATGATTATGATTTTAGTGATGTTACATACTCGCTATCAACAAACTTTGATAAGCCTATAAAAACTTTTGCCATAAAGATTTGTATGTATAGTAGTTCTTCTACTAAAGTTCCATCTATTCGAGATTTCAGGGCAATAGCATTAGCGAGTTAATTATGTCAGAATTTATCAGTATAAATAATCATGAAGGTCTTATTCGAGATTCACACTCGAAAGCATTATTAAACACAGATAAAGAATCATTAGAAGCGTGGAAAAAGAGAAAAAATAAAACAAATCAAATTGAAAATCATGAACTAGAGATAAATAATATTAAAGATGAACTTGGAACGATAAAAACAATGTTAGAACAAATAGTAAAGAGAATTAAATAATGTCCCACGATATTACACATAATACTTATTCGATTCCCGACCTCGTTTTAGGTGATACCTTTTACGAGTGGTTGAATGTCACAAACACATCTGTTATTTCAAAACTAAATTTAATGAATGCTTATTCAGTAACAGGAGCGGCTCAACAAGGTATTAGTGCATATACAAATACCAACGGACAGGTAGACATTGCTATCTCTAATGAGATTCCTCACGGAATTACATTCTTGGGAAATGTCATATTTGGCGGAACGATTACAAGAATCAATTCGGTTGAAATGACTATCGATGACTATAATATTGTTCTTGGTGCTGTTGATGACGAAGCCGGGACAGCAGATTATAATATTGGACAAGGTGGACATGCCGGTCTCTTGGTAACAAGAAAACTAGACAGTGGTGGTGTAGGTGCAACAGTTGAATGGTTATGGAAAGGTTTAACTTTTGGTTCTGGTGTTGCATATCCCACTACAGGAATCGGTGCATCTGGTGCATGGTTTAGTAATAACTACATTGCATTAACTGGCGGTGTTGGACTTTTATCTACAGATAATACTTTAAGATTTAAGAGTGGTACAAACACAAGTAAACCAGATGGTTCTGGTCTTATGTTAACAACTGCAAGTGGTCCAAGTTCGGGACAAGGTGCATACATATCAGACTCTATGAAAATTTCCCATATGGGAACAGGTGGAGTTGGTACAACACAAGGAATACATCTTGATGAAAATGGAATGGTTAGGATTTATGACGGTGTAAATAGGAAACTTGTTACGCAAGCAAGTCATGGACTTACTTTTGGTGAATCTGTTAGACTTGGTACTGGTGCATTAGGGTGGACATTGGCAAATGCAAATAGTAAAGAAGAAGCAGAAGTCTTTGGTATAGTTTCAGAAGTTCCAAATACAAGTCAATTTGTGGTTACTACACAAGGTGAAATTCATGGTGATTTTGCAGCGGCGTTTGGATTAGCAGATGGCGCGGCTGGTTCTACACTCCAAGTTGGAGGCATATATTTCTTGGCGGCAGGGGCTTCAAGTGGTATGTTGACTTCGGTTGAAAATACTACAGCAGGAAAAATTAGAAAACCGATGTTGCTTGGAATGGGACCTACAGCAGGTTTTGTACTACAATATGTTGGTGCAAAGATTGCAGCGGAATCAGATGCTAACGCACCAACGATGAGAAGAATTAATATCAGTACTGGCGGAAATGTGATTTCAGCATCCACTGGAATAACATGTGGTAGGTTGGCCACAGGCAGATATTCGATTACTCATAACTTCGGAACAGCAAATTATTCTGTCGTAGCATCTTGTTTTGGAACTGCGGGCGTTGCAGTTATTGGTGCAACAACAGACAATCAAGTTGAAGTTTGTACATGTGCCACCGGCGGTGGTAGTGCAGATTTAGGATTAAATGTAATATTAGCAAAGGATGTATCATAAATGGGTAGTGCAAATCAAAGTTCGAGAGCGTATATTGGAGTAGGTCCAAGACATTGTTTTTCATTTGCGGGAACAGGTGCGGTTGGGGCAACTGTAATGGCTTTAGATACTTATCTTGGGGGTGGTATAACAGCAACATATAATGGTCAAGGAGATTTTACAATTGAACACGGATTGGGAAACAGCGCATGCGCGGCATTTTTCCAAGCAGAATATGCATCTGGTGCAGTTGTAAATATATCGGCAAGAGGAATTACTAATATTAAAATTGAAGTTGAAAATGGAGCGGATGGGTCGAAGGTTGACCCCGCTTTCATACACGGAACAATCCATGATGGTGGAGGATAATGGAGATATAAATGGCAGGTTCAGCATTTAATTTAACTACAGGTATTGGTTCTGACGGAAAATCTACCCGCGCGACCAAAACTCAAATAGGTCACGGTTTTTCCGCAGGTAGTGTTCTTAGATATGTTCAGAACGCCGCTGGAAACACTGGTGATTTTCAATTAGCAACAGCAGACAGCACTGTCAACGCAGAAGTTGTCGGGGTTGTCGAAAGTGTATCAGCAAACGAATTCACGATTGTTTATCAAGGTGAAATTAACACTTCAAACTTTGGCTCTGATGTTGGTGGACCTCTTACCGTTTCAGATGTTTGGTTCTTAGACCCAGGCGTTTCTGGTGGACTGACTGCTTACGCACCTACTAGTGGCGGGAATGTCGTAAAACCAATTATAACATTGGTGAGTGGTGCGAATGATGACATCGGTCTTGTAACTAACTTTGTTGGTACAGTTATCGGCGGTGAAAACACAGTAAGTCTTGCAAGTGTTCATCCTGTTGGAGAAATTATTCCTTGGGGTGGAGAAACATATAACATTCCAACTGGATGGCAATTGTGTGATGGTGGTACGGTAGACACTACAACATACCCAGAATATTATACCACAGTAGGAACAAAATTTGGATACGAAGTAACTCTTGTAATCAATACACAGGGAGATACAGGTACTGTCGGAATTATGACTGTTGGCGCGACTGCATCGCAGGTACTGCCGGCAGGTTCACCTACTACCCAAGTAGATGCCAGTGTTATTTCTTATACAGAAACTGCATCAGGTGCAGGCGGTTCAGCAACTGTTGTTCTTGACCCAGATATTACGACAGGATTTACTGGACACAGAGGAGAAACTTCTGGTGATAATACTGGATATCCTCACGGACTTGTTTTCGCTGCGGCCAACACAACACACGGTGATACTGCATATGTTGTAAGTTCTAGAACGATTAGTGCAGCGAAAACTCCAGACATGCGCGCAAGAGTACCACTAGGTGCTGGCGTAACACACGGTACATTCGATGGATATACCGCAGGACAAATGGGTGGTGCAGAAGATGCAGATATATTAAATATTAGTGATGGTGGTAGTGGCGTATACGCTTATGTTGGAACTGCTACAAATGCAAACCTTCGACAACCATATATTGCAACACACTATATCACTAGAATTACATCGACTGCCAAGGCCGCATTGATTGGTGATGTAACTTTCAATATTGAAGATAGTGGTTTAACTGACCATGATACTGGTACTAAATCAGACGGTGACACTCTTGTTTGGGATTCGGATGCCAGTCAATATAAGAACTTAAAAATATTCGATTCATATCCGGGTGCAGATGGAGGTGCTTTTGAAGCAGGGTTTAGGATTGACACTACAAATACAAGAATTGGTATTGGGGATAATTCGCCTGATACAGACCTTCACATTAAGAAGGCCAACACTCCTACAATTAGACTTGAAGATACTACAGGTACAGCAGTAAAATTAGATTTGTTTGCCAATGATGGCACTGGCCATGTTAGAACAACGAGTACTCACCCACTAAAACTTGGTCAAGCAGGGGCCAACTGCATTGTAGTCAATGCATCATTGATTGAAATGTTGTACCCAACAACCTTTACAGGCAATGTGAATGTTACTGGTACTGTCGATACTACTGGAAATATTGTGGCGAATACAGGACAAGTATATTCTACCGCGGCAACTCTAGTACATAATACCAACCCCCAAATGGATGAGGGAAATGTTCACATCGCAACAGTATCAAGTGGTGCGGCCTTTACTTTAAAGAATCCACAGGAGGAAGTGGCAGGTGCAATGTATTCGTTTGTTATAGTGAACTCCACTAGTGCCCCTATTACTCTGGCTATTGGCGACCAATACTTGTTCGCAAATGGAATTAAGCCTAATATTGTTCGAGCAAATTCAGAATTAGTAATTTCTGCGGTTTGCTTGTCCTCGAATAAATTACTTTGCACATGGGCTGAGGACTTTAGTTAAAATGGTTGGTACAATGATGCAGGACTCATATGGTTGGGTCATGGATGATGCTGGCGACCCCGAACTTTATGTTTGGCATGGTCAAGTGGTGGTGGGTTGGATGCTAGGTTCAATTGGTGACGCGGATTTGTCTTCAAGATTATATAAAATAGTATTTAATAGAAATGCCGAAGGTAATCATGACGGTACTATAGGGTTTAGTTTAGTAAAGGATTTGACATCTTCTTATCCTCATACATCAACTAAATGGAATGCCAACCTTACATTCATTTCCAGGGATGTATTTCTTCTCACTGAAAACAATGTTCAACAAGCAGACACATACGCTCAACCAGTGAGAACATATGTTTGGGCAAATAAATTAAATTCTGCTGGAGATGATGTAACTACTAAGATATGGAACAGAAAACTTATAAAAGCGGGGCAAACTGACCCAGAAGTTTCTGGTGGCAATAGTGATAACTGGCCTGGTTTGGTTGTTGGATTTTCTTATGTTCCTCCAGAATCCGAATATTACGATACTGTAAGAAAAAACGGAAGTGTCATTGCTTTAACTACATGCATGCCATATCAAGGTCCTTATGTCTGGATTGATGATGATGACCCCGACCTCGGTGGTGATCCAAAAAATCAAATTCTCAAGTTAGACACAGATGACGCGAATATTAATAATAATTATTATGAAGATACGGATTCCTTTAAAGCAGGTGCTGATGTGGGAAGCGGCGAATCCTCAACAACTTCTGCATGGGATTTGGTCAAGCAAATCGGTAATGGTATTGACCAGTTAGACTCACAGGAAGGGTGGTGTGCTTTAGATTCAAAAGGAAGCCTTTATTATGGCAATGCTTTGTTTTATTTTTCTGATGAAGCGGGTGGGGAAAATTTAATGGAAACTGATGAAGACTGGGATTATGGGGATTGGGATTCAGTGCATAACAACGATGGGCACTTTTTTAGACACAGTATACTGCGAATATCTTCTCCATTAAGTGGCGGCATCAACAACAGAACGGTTATGCATTTTAACAACACTCTTTACAATAGCAATATCTGGGATGGAGGATATTCCGCTTGGACTTTCGATTTAAGAAATTTTTTAGAGGCTGATGGAGGGTGTTTCGATATATATGGACAAACTGTACACGGAAAAGATTCATTATGGCTCTTGGTTGATAGAAACGGTCGCAGAAAGGATGGGTCAACTGCGGCAGGGACTTTTAATAGTAAGCGAGAAGGTTTATGGGTTTTAAAAGATAATGGTGGAGATAATAAATTCGATGTTCTTCAGCATTATGCCTTCGATAACACATATCCTTTTGACCATGCCACTACCCCGGATCAAGGCAGTACAAGATGGGTCACTTCTTCTGGTATGTCTTTCAGACCAGCAGCGAAAAGATAATGAGTCATTTTATACACAGAACAAACGGCACAATAGACATAAACGAACAAACATTTAATTTGGAAGTCCTTACTACCTTCGACCCAGATTATAAATTACCGAATGGTTGCATTGCAAGGTATTACATCCAAGATAAAAAACATTATTTTTCCACAGGAAAGAACCAAATAGGGGGGATATTTCCGTGGAAAGAGGGAGATATGTACATAGATTCTTTAAAAGATTTATTGTACCTAAAAGAACAACTTGAATTAGATAAAAAAATCCAAATATAGGAGAAAATAAAATATCTAAAAAGAAATTCACCCGACCTAAAGGCAAAACAAAACCTAGGCAGTGTTGTCGTAGTTATACATATAAAAAGAAGAAGACCCCTATAGAGGAAATTAAAGTATGGCACAACCCACATCAAGAGCAACACTCAAAGAATTCGCACTTAGAAGATTAGGCGCGCCTGTAATTGAAATTAATGTTGACGATTCTCAACTTGAAGACAGAATTGATGATGCATTACAATTCTTTGCAGAATATCATTTCGATGGTGTTGAAAGAACATATCTAAAACACGCAATAACTCAGGATGATATTGATAATGAATATATCACCATTTCTGATAATGTTATTTCTATTACAAAGATGTTTCAATTAAGTGAAGGGACAGTAAATCTGTTCGATGTTAGATATCAAATGGCATTGAATGATTTTTATGGATTGAGAAATCCAAACCAATCAATGGTTCAATATAGCATAACTAAAAGTCATTTGGCTTTAATTCAAGATATACTTTCCCCAGAAAAAGCAATTCGATTTAGTCGCGTAACTAACCGATTAAAGATTGATTGGGATTGGAGTGAGAGTGCAGAAGTAGGAAAATATATTGTCTGTGAAGCATATCTCATACTAGACCCAGAAACATATCCAGAAATTTATAAAGACCGTTTGCTTAAAAATTATGTAACTGCGTTGTTTAAAAAACAATGGGGTTCTAACTTATCAAAATTTGACGGCATTCAACTTCCCGGTGGTGTTCAATTTAACGGAAGAGAAATAATGGAGCAAGCACAAACAGAAATTGATAAGATAGAAGAAAATGTACAATTAATGTATGAACTTCCAACTGACTTTATGGTAGGATAATAAATGGCTACTAATAAGTTTTTTAGACATCAAGTAAAGTCGGAACAAAATCTTGTAGAAGATTTAACGATAGAAAGTATTAGAATGTACGGGCATGATGTTATTTACATTCCTAGAACACTTGTTAATCGTGATTTTCTTTTTGGTGAAGATACCATTTCAAACTTTCAGCAGGGTATTAATGTTGAAATGTATATTGCCAGTATTGATGGGTTTGAGGGTGAAGGGGATTTTGCTTCAAAATTCGGTATTCAAATAAAAGACACTGTAGATTTTGTTGTATCTAAAAAAGTATTTGAAAGAGTATTATCTCACGATTCCAAAGTAAATAGACCTAGAGAAGGTGATTTAATTTATCTTCCACTGTCAAAGGGTTTGTTTGAAATTAAATTTGTTGAACATGAAAACCCATTCTATCAATTAGGTAAATTATACACATATAAACTTTCTTGTGAACTCTTTGAATATAGTGAAGAAGACTTTACTACTGGATTCACAGACATTGATAAGATTGTAGAAATTTCAGAAGATGTCGCATTCAACATTTATGTTACTGGCGGATTTACTTCGGATTATAGTGTAGGTGAATATGTTTATCAGGGAACTGCTGGATTTGGACCAAACGGTGTTAGTGCAACTTGGTATGCAACTGTTCTAAATTGGGCAACTGCTGGAACAGCAGGACCTTCTGGTGCTGGATATAAATTACTTACAGTTGCAGGACCTTCTGGTGCAACAGGATTTGTTACAGGAGTTGGTCTTACTGCTGGAGTTAGTGGTGCAAGTTCTGGTACATTCTACTATGCAGGAAATACATTAGACCCAGCGATACGAACAGTTGTTATTGCAGATGCTTATGACGATTCTGATGATTTAGAAATGCGCGCAGATTCAATATTTGACTTTACTGAAACTGACCCGTTCTCGGAAGGTAATATTTAATGTTTACAACATTCTATCATAATTCAGTAAGAAATGTAGTGGTTGCTTTTGGTTCACTTTTTAATGACATCTATGTGACTAGAAAGAATGCAGATGGTTCTACAAAAGAACAAATTAGAGTTCCAATTGCATACGGTCCAAAAGAAAAATTTATTAGAAGAATTTATGAATCTAGTTCGATTTCTGATGGAGCGAAAGTGTCGATGACATTACCTCGTTTGGGATTTGAATTGACATCTATGGATTATGATTCAGCAAGAAAAAAAAATACAATGAACAAGAGATTTTTGAGTGATGACACTGGTGTTACTAGTACATCATTTGATTATGCAGAAGTGCCTTATAATTTCTCTTTTAGGTTGTCTGCTTTTGTTCGACACATGGACGATGGTCTTCAAATTGTAGAGCAAATTTTACCATACTTTACACCAGAATTTAATGTCACTATCAACATGAATAGTTTACACCAAAGTATAGATGTTCCTGTTATATTACAATCCTCTTCAATCACAGAAGATTATGAAGGGGATTTTGATGCAAGAAGAAATATTAATTTTGATTTTGAATTTATGGCAAAATCTTTTGTGTATGGTCCAATTAAAACATCGAAGATAATTAAAACAGTGAATACTACATTCTGGGATTCCGAAGACTTTACTGGAAGTGGTGGACTTTCTGGTGCTACTGGTGCATTGTCTACTATCCAAACTTATGTTACTGGGCCTTCTGGAGCAGACTCTGCAATCGATGATTATAGTTCTGATAATATCAAGTGGGTGTTCGGTGCATCTATGGACCACGCGGGTAATACATATAATACAAACCCATAGGAAACAAACAATGAAAACTTTTAAACAACATTTAAACGAGCAATTATTACAACCAATATTTGCACCGGCGTATCACAAACAATCTAATATAGATTCTAGTGGAAGATTTATTAAGATTATGTCCGATGGTTCAACAACACCATACACTTTAAATGATGCTCCTAATAAAATGGATGTTCATAATTTGATTGATAGTATTATTGAAAGGATTGTAAAAAAACGCGCACCGTGGTTTGGCGAACCAGGGCCAAGCCATTTTAAAAAAATGAAAAAGGATGTTCAAGATTTGATTGATGGTGGAAAAGTTCATACAGACCCCAATTATAATGCGTGGATGTTAGAAGCATTAAAAGACGCACTTCATCAATTCGAGCAAATTGAATGGATGTTGAATGTACCAGATGTACCAGAAGGCGAACAAGTCGATGACTTTGGGGGCTTTGGGATAGGTGGTGGTGGAATTTGAAAACTTTTAAACAACATTTAAACGATTGGGCAACAAGTCTTCGGCTGAATGCTCTCGAAAGGTTTAGACAACGAATAAGAAGCGGAATTATTGATGTATTACAACCAGAGGAATTATAATGGCAAAGAAAAAAGTGAATGAAAGAATTAGTGAAGCACTAAACATTGATGATAATATTATTGAAGAACCCGAAGTAATAGAAGTAATAGATGCAGAAATTGTTCATGTGATTGAACCAGAAAAGAACATCAAACAAGTTCATATGGAAAAGGACTACACCGATGTTCGGGACAGCCTAAAAGAAATTATAGAAAAGGGTTCTGTTGCAATTGACGGCATTCTTTCTGTTGCATCTGAAGGTGAATCACCAAGAGCATATGAAGTTGTATCCCAACTAATCAAAAGTGTTTCGGAAGCAAACAAAGACCTAATTGGTTTACACAAACAAATTAAAGACATCAAGAAAGAAGATATTACTGTAAATCGACATAATACAACAAATCAATCTATCTTTGTTGGTTCTACCAAAGAATTACAAGACCTTGTAAAAAATAATGCAAAACAGATTGAAAATTTGACAGACGATGCCTAGAAAAAATCACGATTCCGATTCATATCTTGGAAACAAGAATCTAAAATCATCAGATGTTCCAGTAGACTATACAAAAGAACAAGTCGAAGAATATCTGAAGTGTGCGGCTGACCCCATACATTTTATTGAAAAACATGTTCAAATTGTAAATGTTGATGAAGGACTAGTCCCTTTTGATATGTACGATTTCCAAAAGGATATGATTGAAAAGGTCCACAATAATCGTTTTGTAATTGCAAAACTTCCACGACAGTCTGGTAAATCCACAACAATTATCGCATATCTGCTTCACTATACTTTGTTTAATCCAAGTGTAAATGTTGCCGTACTTGCAAATAAACTTGCAACTGCAAGAGAACTTCTTGGCAGATTAAAACTTGCTTATGAACATCTTCCTAAGTGGATGCAACAGGGAGTTATAGAATGGAACAAAGGTTCTATTGAATTAGAAAACGGTTCAAAGATTCTGGCATCTGCGACATCCTCCAGTGCAGTTCGTGGTGGTTCATTTAACATGATTTTCATGGATGAATTTGCATACATTCCACAAGGTGTTGCAGAAGAATTCTTCAGTTCGGTTTATCCTACCATTTCATCTGGTAAAACCACAAAGGTTCTTATTGTATCAACTCCCAAGGGATTGAATATGTATTACCGAATGTGGATGGATGCAGTTGAAGGAAAGAACAGTTATGTTCCTATTGAAGTTCAATGGAATCAAGTTCCCGGCAGAGATAAAGAATGGCGGAAACAAACAATTGCAAATACTAGTGAAGAACAATTTAGAACAGAATTTGAATGTGACTTCATCGGTTCTACTAATACACTAATATCTTCCCTCAAATTAAAATCTATGGTATATAGAAAACCCATACATCAAAACGATGAAGGGTTGAAAATGTATGAAGAACCACAAAAAGACCACATGTATTTTATGGGAGTTGATGTTGCGAGAGGAACAGGTTTAGATTATCATGCATGTGTAGTTGTTGACATCACAAACGATGATGAACCGTTTAGGATTGTGGCCACATTTAGAAATAACGAACTTTCTCCAATGGTGTTTCCTACCGTTGTGCATTCTTTATGCAAACAATTTAATGACGCCTATTGTATGATTGAAATTAATGATATTGGCGGCCAGGTAGCAGACTTAATGCACAGTGATTTTGAATACGAACATCTTCTTATGACCACCATTCGAGGAAGAAAAGGTCAAACTCTAGATGGTGGATTTGGTAAGGGTGGTTCTCAATTGGGCATGAGGACAACACAAGCAACCAAAAGAGTAGGATGTTCTAACCTAAAAAACCTTATTGAAGAGGATAAATTAATTATTGATGATTTTGATGTAATTGATGAACTTATATCCTTCGTCGCTAAAAGGAACTCGTTTGAAGCAGATGGGGGACACACAGACGACTTAGTGATGTCTTTAGTGTTGTTCGCGTGGTGTACTACACAGCAATATTTTAAAGATATGCTAAATATGGATGTTAGAAAAATATTATATGAAGATAAATTAGAGCAAATTGAAGCAGAGATGACACCATTCGGATTTATAGATAATGGTAGAGGGGATGAATATGAGGTTGATGTTGACGGAACGGCATGGCAAAATGTTAATGATGACGATGGTGTGGGTAATTTCTTCTCTACATAAATGAAATACCGAAAAATGATATATATTTTAAGAAAACACATATAGTGTAATAGATATATAACAGTCTTCAAGGAGAATTAACATGGCATTTAGAGTAAGTCCCGGCGTAACAGTCACGGAAAAAGACTTCACAAACATTGTACCCGCTGTATCCACAACTCGCGGAGGATACGCAGGTCAATTTAATTGGGGTCCAATTGAACAAAGAGTTCTAATAACTAGTGAAAACGAACTAGTCGAACTTTTCCATAAACCAGATGCAGATAACTATAAAGGATGGCTTGCCGCGGCGAACTTCCTTGGATATGGTGGTTCACTCACCGTTGTACGATGCACAAACAGTACCGCAACAAACTCTCATTTTGGCGGCACCACTGGTATTCTTATCAAAAACTCAGACACTTATGAAGCAGGTCAAGCCTCAAACACAGGTTTATACACTGCCGGTGCTGGATTCTTTCATGCAAAATATGCCGGTAGTAAGGGAGATAGTCTAAGAGTTGCAATCGTAGACTTTGGTGCAACAGGAAGTAGTCAGGGAATGCGTGGTGCTGATTTTAGTACTAGTAATACTGCCGCAGTTGGTGCGACACAAGTTTTTGCAGGACACACAGGAAATACTTCGGATGGTGTAACTTTCGCGATTGTCGGTGATGTTATAAAAATAGGTGGCATAAATAAAACATTTACAGTTTCCACCGTTACCACAGGTACAGCAGGACTTACTTTAGGATTTAGTCCTGCACTTACAAGTGAACTTGGTTCTGGTAGTACAGGACACTGGGAGTTTGCATATAAATCATATGCGGAACGAACTTCAACTTCTACAAACTTAGATTTTGTTGGTGGTACTGCTGACCAGTTTAGCATCATTGTCATTGATGAAAATGGTAAATTTAGTGGTGTAACTGGTTCTGTTCTTGAAGTATATAACAATGTGTCTAAAGCAATTGATGCAAAAGATGGTGATGGAAACTCGAACTACTATGTTACCAGAATTAATCAAGGTTCTAAATATGTTTGGATTGGAAATACTATAGTTACAACCGCTGGAGGAAACTCTTCCGCTGGAATCACATTTGGAGATGCAGCGAAAACATTTAATTTTGCAACTAGAGCATATTACTCTGGTGGGTCTGGTGCATATTCTTCAAGTTCAACCAATGCAAACAAATTAACCGCATATAACGAACTTAAAGACCCCGACACAGTAGATATTTCACTACTAATTTCTGGTGATGCTGATGCATCACTTTCGGGTGAAATCGTTGACATTGCAGATGCTCGTAAAGACTGTGTGGCATTCGTTTCGCCAGAATATGCAGATGTTGTAACAGAAACAACTACTTCTACACAAGTTTCAAATGTAGTAGAGTATCGTGATGGCCAACTTAACAAGAACAGTTCTTATGCATTCTTGGACAGTGGTTGGAAGTATCAATATGACCGATACAACGATACACTACGGTGGGTGCCACTGAACGGTGATATGGCGGGACTCTGTGCAAGAACAGATAATGTCAACGACCCTTGGTTCTCTCCCGCAGGTTTCAATCGTGGACAGATTCGTGGTGCAGTAAAACTTGCATTGAATCCAACCGATGAAGCACATCGTGATGAACTTTACAAGAACGGAGTTAATCCTGTAGTTGCATTCCCCGGTGAAGGGACAATCCTTTTCGGTGATAAGACACTACAAAGTAAGGGAAGTGCGTTTGACAGAATCAATGTTAGACGACTCTTTATTGTTCTTGAAAAAGCAATTGCAACTGCATCAAAATTCCAACTCTTTGAACAAAATGATTCATTTACAAGAGCCCAATTTAAGAATATGATTGAACCATTCTTGAGAGATATTCAAGGACGAAGGGGAATTACTGACTTCAAGGTTGTTTGTGATACTACTAACAACACTTCTGTTGTAATTGATTCTAACAAATTTGTTGCAGACATCTTCGTAAAACCAACTCGTTCTATTAATTTCATCCAACTAAACTTCGTTGCTACTCGTTCGGGTGTAGATTTTAGTGAAGTTGCGGGTGGTTAACAAAAAGTCTTATAGATATTAAAGAAGGAACACTAAATGAATATTAACGATTTCAAAAACAATCTAAAGGCTGGCGGCGTTCGTCCTAATCTCTTTAGAGTAAACGGTCCTATCGGACCAACAGGAACAGACGCTTCTGGTTCTTTTCTTATCAGAACTGCTTCCTTACCAGCAACAAATCTCAGTACTATATTAGTGCCATTTAGGGGAAGACAATTAAAATTACCTGGAAATAGAACTTTTGATGATTGGACTTTAACAGTTATTAGTGATGGTGAATTTAATCTGAGAACAAAGTTTGAAAAGTGGATGGAAGCAATCAACTCAACAATTGGTAATGTTGCAGAACAAGCACACGACCTTACACAAGGAAGTTCTTTGAGTAGTGGATTGTTTCCAACTTGGAGTGTGGACCAACTAGATAGGCAAAACAACGCTGTCAAAACATATTCATTCTTCCATTGTTTCCCCACAGTAATTAGTGATATGGCATTAGACGCTGATGCCAGTGATACATTGTCAGACTTCACTGTAACTATGTCTTACAGTTACTTCTTGACAAGTGATGCTCCAGATGTCAGTCTTACAGAATCAGTTGATGTAGGTGGTGTCGGAGAAGCCGGTTAATTCGGTAATATATAAAATGAGGACTTATTATGCCAGAACTGTTTGGATTTAAATTCGGGAAATCAAAAAAACCTGAAGAACCCACTAAATTAAAATCTTTTGTATCCCCTGACTATGATGACGGCGCGACCGAAGTTGTAGCGGGGGGTTTTTATGGGTCTTATGTAGACCTAGAAGGTGATATTAAAAGTGAGGTAGGGTTTATTAACCACTATCGAACTATGGTTCTTCAACCAGAAATTGAACAAGCGGTCGAAGATATATGTAATGATGCCATTGTGTTTGACGAGTATAGAACTCCTGTCAAATTAGTCATGGACCACTACAACCAACCAGATTCAATTAAAGATAAAATATATGAAGAATTCGATAATGTTCTTTCTTTATTAAATTTTAATAACAAAGCATATGAGATTTTCAAAAAGTGGTTTATTGATGGTAGATTATATTTTCACATTATAACTGATGATAAAAATGGGGCAAAAGGAATAACTGAACTTAGACCCATCGACCCAACTAAAATAAGAAAAATTCGTGAGGTTGTTAAAGAAAGAAACAAAGATGGCGTAGAAGTCATCAAAGAAGTCAAAGAATTTTATATGTACCAGAAAACTCCAGTTGGTGGTTCATCCTCATACACCTATGGAAATTATGCTGAACAGGGAGTAAAAATATCCCCAGATGCTATCTGTTATGTAAATTCGGGTTTGATGGATGGTGGAAAGAAGAGAGTAATTGGACATCTTCATAAAGCAATCAAACCTCTTAACCAACTTAGAATGATTGAAGATGCTGTGGTTATCTACCGCATATCTCGCGCACCCGAACGAAGAATCTTCTATATTGATGTTGGTAACTTACCAAAGAATAAAGCAGAACAATATCTCAAAGATATTATGAATCGTTATCGCAATAAACTTGTATATGATGCAAACACTGGTGAAATTAAAGACGATAAACGCCACATGTCCATGCTTGAAGATTATTGGTTGCCAAGACGAGAGGGTGGACGAGGAACTGAAATTACTACTCTTGATGGTGGACAAAATCTTGGCGAAATGGAAGATGTAGAATATTTCCAAAAGAAACTTTATCGGGCTCTTCATGTACCAACTTCTAGATTGGATGCTGAAAATGGATTTAACATGGGAAGAAGTGCAGAGATAACTCGCGATGAATTAAAGTTCTTTAAATTTATTGAAAGACTTAGAAAGAAATTTGGTGGTGTATTTCTAGAGTTGTTGAAAACACAACTCATAATGAAAAATATTATTACTCCTGCCGATTGGCAAGAATTTTCTCAAACAGTATATCTTGAATATGCTAAAGATTCTTATTTTACAGAACTCAAAGATTCTGAAATTATTAAAGAAAGAATGGAAGTATTAAGAGAGGTAAATGAATACATAGGTAGGTACTACTCTATAGAATGGATAAGAAGAAACATACTAAAACAAACGGAAGAAGAAATTTCCGAAATGGACAAACAAATGTCAGACGAAAAGGCAAAAGGTTTGCACGATGACGGAGATGACGAAGGATTTTAAATGAAAGATATCGCCAATTATTTAATAGAAAATGATATTCAAGGATTTAATTCTTTCTTCAAACAAAGAATTGCCGAGAAGACTGTGGGTTTCTTGGATGCAAGAAGAATGGAAATGTCCTTGAAACTAATGGAAGAGGCCAAATGGATTCTTGCTTTTGATTTTAAGTCTGGTGATAAAAATAAAGTAATAAAAGATTTAAAAACTAAATTTAAAAAGAATTTCTTGGGTTCTGGTTCTATGGGTAAAGGATTCGATATTAGTTTTAATGGTTCTAAAAAAGATTTACAAAAAATTAAAACTTATATTGAAAATACCTATAAAAAAGATTTAAATTTAAAATATACGACCTTTATGGCAGAATCTCATGAAAATGGTGGTATAGACCATAAAGGACAAACCTGTGATGATGCACATCCAGATATGTCGCATGAAGAATGGGAAGAAAAACAACTATCAGAATTAGAATACGGGCTTAAAGAGTTTTACCAATTGGATGAACGAACATCAGGCCTTCCAAAAGCAACTGCCTTTTCCTTGTTGTTTTCATATGCAGGAAAAGACCACAAGTTTGTTTCTAAACTCACCGATATTGGTGGCAAATTAGACAGGAAGAAGAAAGAAGTATATTTCGATTTTACTTCTGCGGCTGCAAGAACCAAATTCCGCAAGAAACATAAAGATATTATAAAAAGTCTTAGTGAATCCTATCTGTATGAAGCATCTCCAAAAATCAAATACGCAAAGATTGTGAAAGGCATTCGTGATTCACAAGGGCCATTCTCTGTTGTTGCAATAAAAAATGGTAAGGTTGTTGCTCAAAAGAATTCTATCAAAAATAGTAAAATGCTTCCCATTGAAGTAAATGATATGGCAGATGCCCATCCTGGCGCAACCATCTCTATTGAAAGTAAAGGTGGTAAGATTTTGAACACCTTCAAAGAATCCGTTGAACTGGATGAGGGATGGGAAAAAGACCTTGATAAATTAGTTGCTAAGAATAAAATGCTTGTGGTCAGAGGACTGAAAAATGGGAAAAATATGCACGAAGGCCCGGCCTTGAAGTCGATGGACAAAACAATACAAACAATGTTTGTAAAGTTCAAATGTGACACAGTTGAAATTCTTAGTCAAAACAAAGTCGTTCTTACTATTCTGAAAAAAGATTATCTTAAAAATCAACGATTCGGTGGGGACACAAATATCCCTGCGGATAAGAAAACCAAAGGATATATCGAAAGTGGCAGAGCAAAGATTCTAATAAATGTGCCATCTTCTCTCCATAAGACTGCTCGGTTTGTTGTGGCCAAAAATCCCAACACAGGTAGCAACCAAGACAAAGTAATGATGTTTACCATCAGTGACCCAGACCGTGGTCGCATCAAGATGTTCTCTTATCATGGTACTCATGTTAGTCACCAAAAGGCAATGGACTTTGCAAAGTTACATAAACTTGTTGCAAGGAAAGATGCAAAGGGAAGACCTCTCTATGCAAAAGAATCCTATCTGAATGAAGTAAGAACAAGGTCACTTACAAATCCTATGAAACCTGCGGGTAAAACAAGAACATTTGAATTTCCTGATAACCGAAAAGCCAAACAGTTTGCAAAAGACATCTCAAATTCTGGTGTTGCAACAGGAACGGTTAGTGGAAACAGAGTAATAGATTTTGAAGTGTTAAAAGGCAGCGACAGAGCGGCACAAAGTACCATTACAAGGTGGTTGCTGAAGAATAAAGGTAAAGAACTAAACGAATCCGTTATAACAAAATTACAAGAATCATATACCTCCAAAATGCCAGTTGACATAGATATTAACGGAGAAATTATTCATATTACTCCAGATATATCGGAGAATATTATATCTTTACATGATGAGTTAAATGAAGTTAATCAAATTAAACTTAGACAACTCATCAGTGAAGACTTACAATCTTTTGTTGAAATTAGTAAATTTGCAGAGAAAAGGAACAGTTAAATGAATACAGAAAAAATAATCAAAGATATTTTCTTTGGAAATCTTCACGAAGCAAAAGATGATATAGCATCATTACTTCTTCAAAAGGTTGGATATGCTTTAGAAGAAAAGAAGAAACGACTTGACCCTGTTGGAGAAGGTGATGATGATATCGATAACGATGGTGATTCTGATGAATCAGATGAATATCTAAGAAATCGTAGAAAGAAAATTAGTAAGGCAGTGAAAGAACGATACTATAGATGAAAACAGGACAAATAGATTTTATTACAGAACAAGGACCTCCGCCGGGAATGCCAGGAATGCCAGGAATGCCAGGAATGGGTGGACCTCCTCCTCCACCCCCAGACCTCGGTCAAATGTTTTTTGATGAGTTTAGAAAGTATCCAAAAATTGATACATTCATTCAACAAATGCAAATGGAAGGTTGGGCGGACTCGGTTATATTAGACAGTCTTTGGGAAAAGTTTTGGCCAGAATTAATTTATATGTCAAGAAAAGTATTAGCAAAAGCGGCGAAACCACCACCTCCTCCAGGTGGTCCAGGTGGTCCAGGTGGAATGCCAGGAATGGGTGGACCGCCGCCAGGAATGTAAGTATGCCATTATATGAATATTATTGTGAATCGTGTGAACATTCTTTTGAAGAACTTCTTAATGTTTCTAAAAGAGATGAACCACTAAAGAAACCTTGTATAGAATGCGGTGAGAAAAAAATAAAGAAGGGAATAAGTGTTCCAATCACAGGAGCGGATGCTACAATCACATTAGAAAAAATGTGTCCCGGATTTTCTAAAAAGATGGAAAAGATTTCAAATTCTCCAGTAGTTAACAGAGCGGCTAAAAGAAATATGATGGCCGCTGCAAATATGAAACCGCACGGTCATTTAAGACAGCATTAAACGGAAAAGAAAACATGAGATTCGATACAAACCTATACGAAGAAAGACAATACTGGATTCAAAATGTTCAATTGCGAGAACAATCATCCGCGGAGGCCATATGGGCGGCATACGAGGCATCGCGGCCAGCAAGAGAAGCCGCGAGGGCCCAACAAGCCGCGGCCTTACGCGCTGCCAATATTGCGGCACAAAAGAAAGCGGCCGCATGGGCAGCGGGGCGTACAGCATTGAAAGGTGCAGGAGTAGTCGGTGCCGCAATCGGTGCCGCAGATTTAGGATATATGGCAGGAAATGCAATCGGTAATACAGATATAGTACAAAACGCTGCTGGTGGTGTTGGAGAATGGTGGGCAAACACTATGCCATCTTGGTTGGGTGGTGTTGATAATCATGGATTACCGCCAGCACCTTAATTTAAAAGGAAAAACATGAGATTCAATACAAACCTATGCGAATCAAGACAACAGTGGATTCAAAATGTTGCATTGTACGAACAATGGGAAGGAGGCTTCCCACCAGGCTCCATTCCACATCCAAAATTTCCAGGAATTTCATGGGTTGGCGCGGCCGATGACATCATGGATGGCGCATGGATGACAAAAAATGGCTCATACGCAACCTATATTGAAGGCAAGCCGACTTTTACTACTCAACAACAGATTATCCACTCGAACAAGCGAGTCGCGTATGGCAACGCGCGACGCGCTGAAATTGCGAAGCGCATTGCAAAGACGGGCGCGCCAGCAGCAGTTAAAAAAAGTCTATGGCGAAAAGCATTGGGTTTGTTGGGTCGTGGCGTAAAGTTGGGCAGTGTGTTTGGTGCAATTGATTTGTTTGCAAGAACTGCCAATGCAGAAGAAGATTACGATTGGTCCGCGTCGCAACGGCCGTTTCGACCAATGCGCCTTATTGATGGTGAATGGACATATACAGATAATGGTCAAAAATTGGGTGACCCAGAGATTGAACCAGAACCAATCGCTGAACCAGAACCACTTCCGATGGGCCCATTTCAAGATGTCAACATGTACGGCGATTTAACGGTGGAATCCTATAAAAATAGAAATCACAACACATGTCTAAGAGAACAATTTTACGGATTTTGAAGGGAAAATATGAAACTAATAACAGAAACAACTCACGATGTAGAACTAATTAAAGAAAATATTGAAGGTGGGCCTTCTAATTACTATATTAGTGGTATCTTCATGCAAGCAGAACAAAAGAATAGAAATGGTAGAGTATATCCCAAGACAATTCTTATGAACGAAGTAAAGAAATACAATAAAGATTTTGTAAATGGTAATAGAGCATTAGGCGAACTTGGACACCCAGAAGGGCCAACTGTAAATCTTGAAAGAGTATCTCATATTATTACAGAGTTATATGAAAAGGGTAATGATGTGGTTGGTAAAGCAAAAGTTATGGATACTCCATACGGTAAAATTGTTAAAAGCCTATTAGACGAAGGTGCTAAACTAGGAGTTTCAACAAGAGGTATGGGTTCTCTTACTGAAAAAGGTAATACAAAATATGTGGGAGATGATTTTATGCTTGCCGCTGTAGATATTGTTGCCGACCCATCAGCACCAAGTGCATTTGTAGATGGTATAATGGAAGGTAAAGAATGGGTATGGGATAACGGATTAGTTATAGAAAAACATATCGATTCATATAAAAAAGTTATCTCATCCGTGGACACTTCATCGTTGGATGAAGTAGCGGCATATTGTTTTGCTGATTTCTTGTCCAAATTATAGAAATCTATATATATTAACTGATACAATCAATAAATATTGACCTAGATAATCAAACTGAAGGAGTATTTTTCCATGTCAAACAGTTCATTAAATACAGGAAGGCGCCTCATAGAACGAAGCGAAACTGTAGAAACCAAAAGAATAATCGATGAAAAAATTGATTGGTTTGCCTCTACTTTAAATAGTATGGGTTTAACTGATAGATATATTCAAGAAGCGTTGAGTAGAATCTCTTATGCAAACGATGAAGTCGAATTAGACGAAGCACTTGTTAGAGAACAAGTCAAAGCAGAAATGGTAGTCAACAAGAAAAAGAAAACAGGCAAAGATGCAGAAGAAACTGGCGACGGCAAAAGTTCAGAAGACGCTGAAGGTAAAGGTCCTATTTTAAATACACCAGTAGATACTGGTAATGCAAAAGCAACTCTTGACGACAAGAAAAGAGGCAAAACAATGGAACATCTTGAAGCACTTTTCTCTGGAGAAGAACTAACAGATTCTTTCCGAAGAAAAGCCGCTGCAATATTTGAAGCCGCTGTAAATTCAAGAGTAGAAGAAATTCAAACAGAACTTGTACGACAATCCCGTGATGTGGTTGTTGAAGAAGTACTTGGTGTGAAGAGTCAATTAACTAATCAACTTGATGAGTATATGAACTATGTTGTATCAGAATGGATGTCAGAAAATGAACTAGCAATTGACCGCGGCGTTCAAAATGAAATTTCTGAATCATTTATGAATGGTCTTCGTGGATTGTTTGAATCTCATTATATTGAAGTTCCAGAAAGTAAAGTTGATTTGGTAGACACATTAACATCAAAATGTCAAGAACTTACTGGTAAATTAAACAATACTTTACATGAAAATGTTCAACTTTCAAAGGAAACTGTACAATCTAATTGCGAAACGATTTTTGAATCAATGTGTCGCGGACTTGCAGCCACTGAAGTTGAAAAGTTTAAAGCACTCGCAAGAGGTGTAGAGTATAATTCAGAAGCAGAATTCAGTGACAAACTATCAGTAATCAAAGAAAGTTATTTCAACAATAATGTTGCATACCAAGCACCAATGCAACTCAATGAAACTGTTGATGTTCCTTCTTATGATGAAACAGAAGGTTTGTCAGGAAGAATGAGTGCATACTTTAATACTATCGGTCATCACGCAGATGTTGATGAAAACAACACACAGTCATAAAACAGTCCAAAGTTTAAGAATTACTATATAACAATAACCTAAAGTGGTTTAATTAAGGAAATTTCCAAGGAGAAAACAGATGCAAAACATCGAAACAGCAAGCCAATTTCTTAGTGAGAAGTGGAAGCCCATTATTGAGCATCCCTCACTTCCTACTATTAAAGATTCATATAGAAAGAATGTCACGGCCATTCTTCTAGAAAATCAGGAAAAGGCATTGAACGAACAAGCGCAAAATGCCGTAGGTGGTGGTATGTCACCCGTAGTTGGTAGTGAAGGTGGAGTAAAAGGTTTCGACCCTGTACTTATCTCACTAGTTAGACGAGCGATGCCTAACCTAATGGCTTATGATGTATGTGGTGTGCAACCAATGACAGGTCCTACTGGACTTATCTTTGCAATGCGAGCCCGATATCACGGTAACACAGGTAACGAAGCATTGTTTAACGAAGCAGCGACAGAAGTTGCCGCAGGTTCTACTAATGTTAATGCAGATAACTCTGCAAACCTTGGTGACCCACTAGGTACAGGTTCACAAGGTGCTACAACTGGTGGAATCAATGCAGTCGGTTTGTCTGGTGGTATGGCCACAAGCACTGCCGAAACACTTGGTGCCGCATCTGGTACTCAATTCGCAGAAATGGCATTTAGCATCGAACGAACATCCGTTGTTGCTAAGACCCGTGCATTGAAAGCAGAATACACAACTGAACTCGCACAAGACTTGAAAGCAGTTCACGGACTTGATGCAGAAACAGAACTTGCTAATATCCTCTCAACTGAAATCCTTGCGGAAATCAACCGAGAAGTTATCAGAAGTATCTACCGTGTTGCTAAACTTGGTTGTCAACAAAGTGACCTATACTACAAAGGTGCTGGCGTAACCAATGTTGGTTTGTCTGCTGGTGCAACTGTTGCTGATATCGGTGGTGTTTATGACCTCGATAAGGACTCAGACGGACGATGGAGTGCAGAACGATTCCGTGGTTTGATGTTCCAACTCGAAAGAGAATGCAACAAGATTGCTAAAGATACTCGTAGAGGTAAAGGTAACTTCGTTATCTGTACTTCAGATGTCGCTTCCGCACTTGCAATGAGTGGTTTCTTACAAATCTCTCCTGCAAAAGCAACCGACCTTGATGTTGATGACACAGGTAACACATTCGTTGGTACACTTAATGGTAAAATGAAAGTCTACATCGACCCATACTCAACATCGACTAACTATTGTTGTGTTGGATACAGAGGTTCTTCACCTTACGATGCAGGTTTATTCTACTGTCCATATGTTCCACTACAAATGGTTCGTGCGGTTGGAGAAAACGATTTCCAACCTCGTATCGGGTTTAAGACTCGTTACGGTATGGCTCAAAACCCATTCGTTGCAGATATGCTTGGTGCTGAAACATCATCGACAACATCGAATGACCTTGAACCAAGTGCAGCCGGAGCATTCCGTACTAACCAGTACTTCCGTATATTCAGAGTAGACGGACTACATGGTGGTGCCGCTGCCGCAGGAACTAGTTACCCGTAATCTAACGGATTATAAGGTACTAATCATAATAATGATTGAAGCAGGGGAGTCTTTCGGGACTCCCCTTTTTCTTTGTAAATGTAAAATTTTATAAATATAAACAAAGAACGAACCATTAAGGAGTTAATTATGTTTAACAAAGAAATATTCGCAAATTGGGCCCAACAGTATGGCCCCCCAGAAATTTTAGACGAGGAGTCACAACAAATGAATTTAAATGAACAACTACAACACGCATACAGTGCCGGTTACTATAGAGCATTGTATGAGCAACCAGTTGGCCCACCAGCGCCTCCGGCTCCTACAGAAGAACCGTTCGCCTCTGCGTTTGCACGCGCGAATTATCCCCAAGGTGGATACTGGGGAGCAGACGGTTTTTTCCACTGGAATGATTATACTTTTATAAATGGTGCATGGGCTGTTGGCAGCCCCGGTGGTGAAGACCCCGATGGCCCACATCCAGATCCCACGCGGGTTCGGGGTGGTGGCGGGATGTTCGGGAATGCCGGTCCAGGCAAGCAAGGCGGCATGCGTATAGAATAAACTCGTAAATAATAAACAGAAAGAATACTCCCCTTCGGGGGAGTTTTTTTATAAATACTAGTGGAGAACAATCATGACTACAGAACTTCCAGGACTAAGCCCGACGCTATCAACCGATATTACAACAAGGCAACCGTCTAATACAAACTATGTTTTAAACACAGGATTCTATTTTAATATATTTAGAATGCCTAATGTACAATACTTTTGCCAAGAAGCAAACCTTCCCGGCGTTAATGCGGGAGAGATTAGACAACCAACAAGATTTATAGATGTCAAACACCCAACCACCAAATTAAGATTTGATGAACTTAATATATCTTTTATTGTAGATGAAAATTTAGAAAACTGGAGAGAGTGTTTTGACTGGTTAAAAAGTATAGTAAATATAGAAGATACTACAGATTTTCTAAGTCCAGAAGACCATTATTCTGATGCAACACTAACAATACTAAATAGTAATATGAGAGAAAATGTCAGGGTAAAATTTAAAAACTGCTTCCCAACAAATCTAACTGGTTTGCAGTTTTCAACAACCCCTTCGGATTCAGAAACACAAACAGCAACATTAACTTTAATGTTCGATTCGTATGAGGTAGAAAAAGTATGAAGTCTATAAAACAAATATTATCAGAAGCAAATTATATGATTGAATTATCAGAACAATCATCTAGTAATATTAATGATGAACTGGCGGCGAGGTTGGCAGCGGCAGAAGCGAGGATTGCAGAGTTGACCGCGGAAGAGGAGGATAGTTGGATAGATGATGAGCGCGCAAAACAAATTAATGCTCTCATTCAACAAACACTACAAGATGCTGATGCAAAAAGTAAGACAATTGGTCCTCCGAATCACAAAACTACTCCTACCTTTGAAATTGATATGAACAATGGTCTAGGAAAACTTCCTGATATGAACCTTGGATTTGATTTGGATTTAAACATTCCAGAAGATGAGCCTGTAAATGACATCGGTTGGGGTTTTGGTGAGAGTGACCCATACTATTTTGATTCAGATACTCCTTGGGGGGGTTAAGTCAATGACTAATGATTATTCAGATTTTGATTTTGGTTTTACCGCAGTAGATGCAGACGAACTGGAATATGGTACAGAGGTTGTAGAAACACAAACACCAGATATTGTTAATGAAGTTTCTGACGAACTTATATCTAAGATAGATGAATTAGAAGGAAAAATTAATTCGGTTTTATTGAAATTAGAACCGGGAGAAAGTGAAGACTTTTCTTTTCCTGATAACGAAAATTTATCTAGGATAGAAGAAAAAATTGATAAAATTGTATCTCTTGAAACAGACGAATTGGCCAAAATGTTTTCCGACCAAGGAAGTGATATTCGTGCAATAATTGACGAAGTAGAGGAAAGAAAATCAGAACTTGAAGAAGAATACACCACCAAACTAGATGAAGTGGAAAACCTCATTATGCCTCTTCTGTATAATCTTCTTAAAAATCCAGATAAAGAATACATACTATGGCCGAATAGAACAGAAGTTATACAAAAACAAATTGATAAGATTTTAAAAGTAACTAGAACTTGACTTTTGTTATATTTTTGATATAATTACTTTATGGAACTTAGTGAAATTAGAAACCTTGTGGCACAAGATATGTCTATTGATGATACGGAATTAGATGTGGCATCTATATCCATACCCCAATTACATAACAAATACCTTAATATATACCTTGATGAGAAATTGGTCTTGCAAAAATTGACCAGTGAATATAATATAATGAAAAGAATCAAATGGGAATATTATACTGGTAAACTCGACCGAGAACAGTTAGAGGAATATGGATGGGAGCCGTTTCGATTAAAAATCCTGAAACAAGACATAGACCTCTATATGGATTCTGATGAAGAATTGCAGAAACTGTCTAACAGAAAAGCATATCAAAAAGAAAAGATTAATTATCTTGATGCCATTTTAAAATCTATAAACAACAGACAATGGAATATTCGTAATGCAATCGAATGGAAAAAATTCATTAACGGGCAATGATGCAATGAGTAGAGTGTATTTAAGGCACTCATACCAATATGCTATGTCTTGCAGTAAAGACCCATCCACTCAACTTGGTGCTATTTTAGTAAAACCTCAGATGGGTGTAATTGCATGGGGTGTGAATGGATTACCAGATAGAATTAAAGATGAAGAAGATAGATGGCAATATCCCAAGAAAAGCATTTATATAGAACACGCTGAAAGAAATGTAATTTATAAATGTGCAGAGAGAGGGATAAACACTACAGGATTGACAATGTATTGTCCTTGGTTTTCTTGTGTGGAATGTGCAAGAGCAATTATACAATCTGGTATTGTTGCTGTCGTTGGACATAAAGAAATGTTTGAAGCCGTTAATGATAGATGGAAAGAAACTGTTGACCAAGGTATTTCACTTTTAAAGGAATCGGGTGTCGAGTGTAATATTTGGAGCGGCGAAATAGGAAGCGGCATCGAGATATTGGTAGATGGGGAAAAATTCACACCATAAATAATAGTGATGAATAAACTCACAATTATAGATGTGGATTCTGTCTACATTAAGATTGAATGTGAAAGAGGTATTGCCAAAGAATTATCTGACTTTTTTACATTCTCAGTACCTGGACATCAGTATATGCCGGCCTTTAAAAATAAAATATGGGACGGTCAAATTAAACTATACAACATATATTCTCAATTGATTTATAAGGGACTTTATGATTATATTATAAAGTTTGCTAAAGATAGAAACTATGATGTAGAAGAAACCACCAAAATAAAAAATGCCAATATTATAAAAAGGGAACATATTGAAAAATTTATAAATGAATATCTTGTTCCTTTTGCCGCTGGTGAATCTATAAAAGCACATGAACATCAGATAGATGCGGTAACATATGCAATAAACAATGACAGGGGTTTGCTTCTATCTCCAACTGGTTCTGGTAAAAGCCTTATCATATATGCTCTTATCAGATACTACTTGGACAAAATACCCAAAGATAAGAAGATTTTAATAATAGTCCCTACAACATCTCTGGTACAACAAATGTTCTCAGATTTTAAAGAGTATTCCATAAAAAATGGATGGGATGTAAACGGCAATTGCCATCGTGTGTTTGCTGGGAAAGATAAAATATCAAAAGAACGAGTTATAATATCCACTTGGCAAAGCATATATAAAATGAAAAAACAGTATTTTGATAATTTTGATGCTGTATTTGGTGATGAATGTCATTTGTTTAAAGCAAAATCCCTTACTTCTATTATGTCTAAACTAACCTCTTGTCCCTTCCGTATAGGGACTACAGGGACGCTGGACGGCTCCGACACCCACAAATTGGTGATAGAGGGGTTGTTCGGTAGAGTAAATAAGATTACCAGCACAAAAGCATTAATGGATAAAAATCTACTTTCTAAACTTGAAATAGACTGTTTGCTTTTAAAGTATGATGAGAAAACTAGAAACAATGTAAAAAGACTTAAATATCAAGATGAGATTGATTGGTTGGTATATAATGAAAAAAGAAACAAATTTATTGTCAATCTTTCTGATAAATTAAAGGGTAATAGTTTAATTCTGTTTCAATATGTAGAGAAACATGGCAAAGAATTATATCGTATGATAAAAGAAACCTGCAAGGATAAACTTGTATTCTTCGTTCATGGTGGAACTGATGTGGAAATGAGAGAAAAGATAAGACATATAACAGAAAAAGAAACCAATTCCATCATAGTGGCATCTTATGGAACTTTTAGTACTGGAATTTCTATTAGAAACTTGCACAACATTATATTCGCATCCCCATCTAAAAGCAGAATACGAGTTCTTCAAAGTATAGGAAGACAATTAAGAGTATCAAAACATAAAGATATTGCCAAACTGTATGATATTGCTGATGATTTACATTGGAAAGGGTATAAAAATCACACATTAAAGCATTTTGAGGAAAGAATTAAAATATATGAATCAGAAAAATTCAACTATAAATCAATTATTATAAATATAAGTGGAGATATCAATTATGAATAATAAAAAATCATATAGAATAATTAAATTGGTAAACGGAGAAGATATCATCGGGGAGATAGTAGAAAGTAATTCTAAAGCACTTTCTGTATTTAGACCCTTTGAAATGAAACAAATAATACTTTCGGAAAATGAAGAGTCTTTATATCAAACAGAAGTCTTAATGATGAGAAATTGGCTTAATTTATCTACAGAACTAAAAGGCATAATCGCTAAAAAGAATATTATATTGGTAAGCACCCCCAAAGATAGTATAATTAAATGTTATGAAGAAGAAAAACGAAAAGAAGATGACCCTAATTACATATCGAAGAAGAAACAAAACCTACTAGATAATTTAGATAAATTAAATAAATTAGAAGAAATGAATCAAGAAAATATAGAAGAATATGAAGTCACAATCAACCCAGATGATATTGAAAAAATTATGAATGACATTTTTAAAAATAAATTTTTAAATGACAGAGAAGACTATGAAGACTATGAAGACCATGAAGAATCTAAAGACTTAAAGAATTCAGAAGACCAAGATACAGATAAAGATATGTTTGGCCTTTAAATGTATATAAATTATATCTTATTAAACCAGACAAAGAATATTCTACACTCATTTTCTAAAAATGTCAATAAAAATATTGACAAAATGAAAAAATAAATTATAATAACATTATCGTGAAAAGGAAAGAATCTTCAATGAAAAAGCCTAAAATTCAAACTAGTACTCACTATGTTGACAATAAAGAATTTTATGAAGAAATGAAAGAATGGAAAGTTGCCGTTAACGATGCTGAAAATGCCGGCGACCCCAAACCACCAGTGACAGATTATATTGGTGAATGTTTTCTTAAAATTGCCGAACATCTATCTTATAGACCAAACTTTATTAACTATCCTTTTAGAGAAGAGATGGTAGGAGATGGTATAGAAAACTGTTTGATGTATTGTAGTAATTTCGACCCAGATAAATCAAAAAATCCCTTTTCATATTTTACCCAAATAATATATTATGCATTTCTTAGAAGAATACAAAAAGAAAAGAAACAGAATTATATTAAATATAAATGTTTTGAATTGATGGATGATAATGGTGCAATTTCTGATGTTCTAAAAAGTACAATTAATACAGATTTTGAAAATTGCAAAAATCCTGTAGCAGAATATTTTAAATTAAACGAAAATGATATTAAGAAATTTGAACCAAAACGAAAAAAGAAAACAAAAAAGAAAGCAAACAATTTAGATGAAGTTTTACAGGATGATATAAAGAGTGAAGATAGCACTGATTAATGACACGCACTTCGGTGCAAGGGGCGACAGCCAATTATTTTTAGATTATTTTATGAAGTTCTTCGATGATGTATTTTTTCCATACATTAAAGAGAACAATATAAAGACGGTAATACATGCCGGCGACTTGATGGATAGAAGGAAGTTTGTAAACTTCAATATTCTTAATCAAGTTCGCACAAGATTCATGGACAAACTAAGTGATGAAGGTGTAGAATTACACTGTATTCTTGGCAACCATGATGTGTATTACCGCAACACAAATACAGTCAATTCAATACGAGAATTATTCGGTAACGATTTAGTATTATATGAAGAACCTGCCGTGGTAAATTTTGACGGCTTAGATATTGCATTACTTCCGTGGGTGAATAAAGAAAATACTGCCGAGGCTGAAAACTTTATTAAGACTGCCGCGGCACCAATCCTTATAGGACATCTTGAACTTTATGGGTACGATGTTATAAGAGGCGTAAAATACAACGAAGGAATGGATGCAAAATTGTTTAGTAGATACGAACAAGTATTTACAGGACACTTCCATTGCCGTCAAGAACACGGAAACATTTATTATCTTGGAACACAATACCAGATTACATTTTCAGATTTACATGAAACAAAAGGATTTCATGTGTACGATACCGATACAAGAGAAATAGAATTTATAGAAAATCCATATAATATGTTCCATTCATTATTGTATAATGATAAAGATGGTCCAGTCGAGGTTAATAAATTAGAGTATTTAAAAGATTCCTATGTTAAGTTGTTTGTAGAACATAAAGAACACCCATACAGTTTTGACAGATACATGGATAAACTATATGATGCAGGGGTGGCAAAAATTACTGTAGTTGAAGAGTTAAATAATTCTGATTGGACTAAGGAAGAAATTGTTGACTTAGGACAAGATACTGTTACACTAATCAATAACGAGATTGACATTATGGATGAAGTAAAAGATAAAGAAAAAATGAAACGACTCGTCAAGGATTTATATATGGAGAGTTTGTCCTTGTGATAATTTTTAAGACCTTGAGTTGGAAGAATTTTCTTTCAACAGGCAACTATAAAACAACACTAGACCTAACCAGAAACAACAACACACTTATATCTGGTGATAATGGTGCAGGCAAATCCACCATCTTAGATGCATTGTGTTTTTCTTTGTTTGGTAAATCGTTTAGAGGAATTAAACTTCCTTTGTTGACAAATTCTATAAACGAAAAAGAATGTGAAGCAGAAATTGAATTCTCTATTGGTAGAGATGAATATAAAGTTATTCGTGGATTAAAACCAAAGAAATTTGAAATACACAAAAATGGCGATTTATTAAACCAAGATGCAAAGTCAAGAGATTATCAAAAGATTCTAGAAGAACAAATCCTTAAAATGACCTTTAAATCTTTTTGTCAAGTAGTTATTCTTGGTTCATCAAATTATATTCCATTCATGAAATTAAACGCATCAGATAGAAGAGCGGTTGTAGAAAACTTATTAGACATAGATGTATTTTCTGTGATGAATTCTTTGGTACGAGCAAGATTTCAAATGGCAGAAGCATATGTAAAAGACATCGACCACAAAATTGAAATTGCTAAAAGTAAGATAGACGAAAAACAAAAACTTATTGATACACTCAAAAAGAAATCTGATGACTCTATAGAAGATTATAAAAACGAAATAGAAACAAACAATAAAGAAGTTTCAAAATTACAAGAAGAACTTAAAGATATCAACAACAAAATTGAAATTCTTTTTAATGAAGTGAAAGATAAAAATGATGTTCCAAAAAGACTGCTGAAGATGGAAGGGTTGGAACAGCAATTAAAGAATAAAGTTAAAACTATAGAGAAGAGTGTTAAATTCTATAAAGAAAATAATACTTGCCCATCTTGCAAACAAGACATAGAAGAACACCACAAGAAATCTATGTTTGATGACAAAGCAAACGAACAAAAAGAAGTAGAGGATGGTATCTCGGACTTAACAGAAAATATTAAGACTACTAGCGAAAGAATGACAAAGATTAATGAAATTTTAAATTCCATAGACATTCTTGAACTTGAAACAAACGAAATACAAACCAGAATCAATGTTGCACTCAAGTATATCAATACAATACAAAACCGAATTACAGAGGCCTTGAACGAAGGAACAGAGGTACAAGAAACAAAAGATGAACTCAACCAACTAATAGGCGAAGGCAAAGAACATGTCGAAAAAAGAAAAGAGTTGGTGGAAGATAAACATTATTACGGCATTGCTTCTGCTCTTTTAAAAGATACAGGAATTAAAGCAAAGATTATCAAACACTATCTGCCAATCATGAATAGATTGATTAATAAGTACCTTACAGATATGGATTTCTTTTGTCAGTTTAATCTAGATGAAAATTTCATTGAAACAATTAAAAGTAGGCATCGTGATGACTTTACTTATTATAATTTCAGTGAGGGTGAACGATTAAGAATAGACTTGTCTTTATTGTTGGCATGGAGAGAAGTGGCAGGATTAAAAAATAGTGTAAACTGTAATCTGTTAATTTTAGATGAAGTGTTCGATTCTAGCCTAGATTCTGTAGGCACAGAAGAGTTTCTAAAAATTCTAACAACTTTCGGAAATCGTGCGAATATATTTGTAATTTCTCATAAATCTGATACAATGACAGATAAGTTCAACAAACATATTGTGTTTGAAAAGAAAAACAACTTTAGTAGGATAAAATGACATGAAAAACGATAGATTTATGGGTGATTGTAAAAAGCACGGCAGAACTGAGTTTAGAATGGAGAAACAGGGCGCTGACAAGGCTCTTTATGCTAGATGTTGTGCATGTCAAAGAGAAAGCAACATTAAAAAGAGTATACAACGACAAACATATGCCTGTAGTTTAATTAAAAGCAGGGATGCAAAATGCCAGCGTTGTGGATATAACGAATATCCAGAAATATTACAATGGCATCATATTGACCCAGAAAAAAAATCTTTTGAGGTTTCTTCGGCCTGTCAGGGACATGTAAAAGGAGTAACAAAACAAATTATTTTAGAAGAAATTGAACTGTGTGAGTTGTTGTGTCCGAATTGCCATTGTAAACATCACACAGGGTATTCATATCATAAACTAATGAAAGCCGCCACCAAACAAGATATCGACACAGGAGATATAAAATGACAACAAAAACAATGACTGAAGTAGAAAAATATATGGAAATAATTGATAAGGAATGGACAGACCCATTACCCGACCCTATTATAGAAGAACACGAAGGATTTCAAATTGTACGAGAAGACCTTATTAATGGCAGTTCAAAAGTTCGTGCAGGAGATT